TCACATGGACCGCCGTATGGACTGCAGGTCCATACGCCAGTCGTTCGACGTGATCGGGTGCCCCTTCGGGTACTCGATGTCGACGGGCCCGAGCAGGGTGAATCCGGCCCGTCGGCAGACGGAGTTCGACGGGCCGTTGCCCTTCTTCGGAAAGGCGTGCAGATACCGGTGCTCACCGGCGTCCCGCGCGGCCTCCGCAACGGCCCGTGCCGCCCCCACGGCCAGCCCTCGCCCCTGGAACCCGGGAAGCACACCCCACCCCGTCTCCCACACCGTGCCGCCCCGCCACTCCCGGCCCCAGAACCCGACCGAGCCCACGCTCCGTCCACTGCCCGCCAGCACGACCCGGTACATCTGGCCGGGCCCCGCCTCCAGGTACCGACGATGCCGGTCGGCAAGCTTCTCCTCGCTCTCGGGCCCGCCCAAGTGCGCGGTCATCTCAGGGCTGTTGGCCCGCTGCAGCAGCCAGAAGTCACCCTCACCCCAGGGCTCCAGCCGCACCTTCTCCACGTCCGCGAAGTCCATGCCGCCCACCATAGGAGCCGGGTCTGACAACGCCCCGGCTCCGCCGGGGCGGCGGTCGCCACCCGTCCGCATGAACCCCCAGAAGGAACTCGCATCCCAAATTCGAACAGGCGTAGCATTGGGCCGTGGCTACGACCTACGACTTTCCGAGTGACCTCCTCGCCGGCCAGGAGGAGCTGCATCAGGTCCGTTCGGAGCTGTCGGCCCTGCTCAAGCGGCTGCCCTGGTCGGTCGAGCCCCTGGACGGCTTCAGCGACACGGGCGGCTGGCGCAAGGTGGAGCGCCCCGCCTCCCCCGGCTGGACGGCCGACGAACAGGCCGAGGTGGAGAAGCTCCGCCGACGCGAACACGAACTCGCCGTGTTCATCAGCACCCACCGCTTCTGGGCGGAGGTCGCGACCGGAGAACGAGTGGACGCCCGCACCAGGCTGAAGCACGCACACGAGGCATGAACGACAGGACGCAAGAAGACCCCGGCCATGATCGGCCGGGGTCTTCTTCCCGTGTGGGCGCGGACGGTTTCGAACCGCCGACATCCTGCTTGTAAGAGCGGATGTCTCCAGCTAGCAACATCATCCGGCGGCGCGTTCAACAGCGGCAATGCTGCATAAAGCGCAGTTCAGGCGCCACTCCGCACCCGTCATTCAAGGTTGGAGCCCGTCAGTGCAACGCCTATGTCACGGCACTGCACGACGGTGCTACGGGGGCTCGTCTCCTAAAAATCCCCTAAATGATCAAGCCGTTGTTGCACGTCAGGGATGGGAAGGCGGCCCCTCGCCCCCGCACCGGCGGAGCGCGAGGGGCCTCCCGTGTGCCGGATCCCGTCATCGAGGGGGGGCTCCTTTGATGACGGACCCGGCACGTTCTGGATGCTTCGACCTTCCGTATTGCCTAACGGGCGCAGATCCAAGCAGTAGTTCACTCTTTCGGGCGAACACTTGTTCGGTTACGGACACTACCTGCCGCCCTGCGGCATATGCCAGTCCGCAGGGCTGCCAGTGGGGGGTGGCAGTGCTGGTGCTACGCGGAGCCGGTGTAGGGCTCCCGCATGTTCTACGGCGGCGGGCGGCTCGTCCGTCGCCGGGATTTCAAGAGCGACAGTTTAGGTACTGACGCAAGATCGCTAGACGCTAACGCTTCGTCGGGTGCCAGCTCGCCGCAACAGCCGCCCTGACTGGGTCCGCATCCGCCAGATCGCCCTCGGCCGGCGAATCGCCGACCTTCGCCGGGCCGCCGACCTCTCACAGGAGGAGCTCGGCAACCTTATGGGTGTCGAGCGGAGGACCATCCAGCGCTACGAGAACGCTGTGACTGATCCGCGCTACGCGGATCTTCTGCTCCTCGCTCGGGCGTTGCGTGTCCCGCTCGGTGATCTCATTGGCGGATGAGTTGCGGTGCGCGGCTCTGTTCCGAACCACGCGGCTTGATTTAGATTCAACGACAGGTACTCGTCTCAGTGACGGCGCTTTCTGCATATATCTGCGTGGACCTCGTGTGCCCGCTGTGAAGTTGTCGCCGCACGTCACCCCATGGCCAAACGTTCCACCCGGTAACCCGTCCCGCCGCACCGTCCACGACGAGGCGGGCGCTATTTGGTCCGCGGACAGCGGCAGGCACAGCGCTGCAGGGGCACCGGTGCACCGCCGGCCACCGGGGACGGCAGGTCGACGTTGCCGTCGCAGTAGACGTGCTCGCCGAGCCGGCAGGGCCCGCACACGTCGCCCTGCTGCGGAAGCCCCACGCCCCTGGGGTGGATCGGCGCGGTCACAGGACGCCTCGCAGGCCGTGCGTGGACTCGGCGGGGCACACGTACACGCCGCCCAGCCCTGCGCCTGACGGGGAGAGCCGCTCCCCTATTCGCAGGGGTTGGTGGTCGGGGCTGCCACAGGGGCACGGTTCTGGCTCGCCGGCGCCGTGATCTGGCTCGTGTGGGGGCGGGTCTCTACGATCGTCCATGGCGGCGCTCCAGCGGTGTCGTCCACGCCCCCGGGCCGCCGACAACGGCCGCGGGGGTCCTGTTCTGTGCAGGTCTACTGCGGTCTACCGCACTTTACTGCGGTCGCGCACCATACTGCGGGTATCTAGCGTCAACCATGTGAGCGTTGATCTTGACCGGACTCGGCCGGTATGGCGGCAGATCGCCGCGATCGTGCAGGCCCGCATCACGGACGGCATCTATCCGGCCGGAGCGAAGGTTCCCTCGGTCGTGGACCTGTCGACCGAGTTCGGCGTGGCGGCCTCCACGGCACAGAAGGTGCTGGCGCATTTGAAGGCGGAAGGCTGGGTACGGGCCGAGGTCGGACTCGGCACGTTCGTCAGCGACAATCCGCCCGCCGACTAAACGCTCTGACAGACCCCGCCGGTAAGATCAGAGCCATGCCCCCCACGCCCCCGCCTCAGGGCCGCGCGCGCCCGTCCGCCGTGGTGAACGCGGCGATCCGGGCGCTGCTGCTGCGCACCGGCGGCTGGCTGTACGGCGACACGCGGCGCGAGTACGAGCAGCTGCGGGACGAGTGGACGGTGGCTGTCGCGGCCGAACGGCGGGTCGAAGTCGTCGAAGCGGCGTGAACTACTAGTGAGCTACTAGCTGATCCCAGATTGGTAGATCACTCGCAGCCTCCTGACGACCTCCTAACCGAGGAGGTCTCGCGCGGCCCGCATAGGATCCCCGAGTGCCACACACTTTCGAAGATCTCGTGACCCTGGAGCGGACAGCGGTCGACGCCCTCGCCGCCATCACCACCGCCGACGACCCCGACACGGCGCGGGCTGCGGCCGTCGACGCTGCCGCTGCCTTCCAGGCCGCCGTCACCCAGTACGCGGCAGATGAGGGCGAGTCGCGGGTCGAGGTCGAGATGCGGGCCAAGCGGGCCGTGCGGCACGGGGCGGATGGCTAGTCCTCCAGCCAGGCCGGGTCGAAGTCCGGGTGGTCGCGGTAGACGCGGGCCCACGCGCGGAAGAAGGCGGCCGACGCATGTTCGCCGCCCCCAGTCCCCCACTCCTCGTCGATCTTGTCCTCGAAGTCGTTCATCGTGGGGATGATGCTGTCGAGGAGCATCCGCTTCACTTCGACCTCGACGAGGATGCGGGCCGGGACGCCGCAGGTGCAGGCGAACGTCGGATAGTCGCCGTCCGGCAAGGACTCGCAGTCCTTGTGATGCCACTGGGCGAATGGGTCCCGCTGGCGTGCGGCATCTTCGTCGAGCCGCGCGCGCAGGAAGTCGACGAGCTCCACCGGTCCTCCAGGGAGTGAGCCCCGCCCGGACGGCGCTGTCCATCAGGACGGGGCGGCGCGTGCAGCCATGCAACGCGGATGTGATGCGGCCAATGCTACGGGGCGTCGCCGACAACGCCGGGCTCAGCGGTACCCGTCCACCGGCAGCACCTCCCCCGCAACGCCACCCTCTGGCTGATCGACGAACACCAGCTGCGTCGCCCCGCCATGACCGTGCACCGCCTCAGCATCCTCGAAGCCGCCGTCCCAAAACACGATCGACCGCCGCTCGGTAGCCCAGCGCACCGACGCAGTCCCGTCCGGCCACATCACCCCATGCGCCACCACACCCGTCCCCGATGCCCCCGTCACGTCGACGTGGCGCCGCAGGAAGAAACGGCGAGGCAGGTCGTCGGGATGCTCCACAGGCTTCACCAGCTCCGGCAGCGGCCCATCCAGCAGACCCGCCAGCTCAACACCGAGCACCTGGGATGCAGCGATCAGGGTGTGCAGCATAGGACGCTGCCGTCCGGCTTCCACGTTGGAGATCGAGCTGCGATTCAAGCCGAGGCGGGCACCGAACTCCGTCTGGTTGAGTCCTCGCGCCTCGCGGGCGGCGCGCATTCGGGCGCCGATACTGGCGTACAGGTCGTCCACAGAGTCGTCCATGCCGCCAGGATCGCAGACGGTCACGTCAGCCGAATCCCCCGCGGCCGGCCGGGTTCACGGGGCAAGCCGGCGGGCAGCAGAAGACCCCTGCCGACGGGGGATGACAGCAGGGGCCGTAGGTCAGTGTTGCACGGGGGAGGAAAGCGCCGGGGGAACGTCTCGACGAAATAGCCCTACCGTCCAAGCATGAGCACTCCAAAGACCATCTACAGCCAGTCCGAAGCCCGCCACCTACGCGACCAGCCCTGCGTGCACTGCGGCAAGATGAGCCGCGTTGACCGCCGTGTTCAGGACGACGCGAGCGGCAGTCTCGACCCCGAAGTGTCCGTCCTCTGGTACTGCCCAGACGTCCTCTGTAACGGGCATGACGGCTTCTCGATCGAGAACCAGTAGCGGGCGCGGCACCCCTGGTTCCCCCGCCAGGGGTGCCGCTCCTTCATAGCCCGATGTCCTCGCTGGCGGCGTCGGTCCACTTGTCGGCTTCGCGGATGTAGCCCCAGAAGGCGGGGCTGTTCTCGGCATGCCCGGACTGTTCCCGGATCTTCTCCTCTCGCTTCCCGGCCCGGCGGCTGGTGGTGATGAACCCGGCCCGCATCGAATGCCCGGTCAACCGCACAGAGAGCCCGGCGCGTTCGGCGTTGCGGGCGATGATCTCGCGAACGGCTTCCGCGGAGAGGGCGCGGTCGCCGAGGCGGCCGTGGACGGTGATGGGCAGGAAGGCGGGCCCGCTGGTGATGCCTGCGGCGGCGCGCCAGGTGAGCCAGGCGCGGACGGGGCAGGTGTCGGGGTTCTTGCCGTAGTGGACGACGACGTCCCGGGGCGGTCGGCCCTTCACGGCGGGTACGTGAACCTCCAGTCCCTGGCTGACGTGGACGATCGCCTCGGCGCGGAGGGCGGCGACTTCGGCGGAGCGTCCGGCGATGGAGAAGGCGGTGAGCCAGAGGGCGCGGTCGCGGAGGCCGGTGAGTCCGTCGGCGACGGCGGCGTTCATCTGGCGGAGTTGTTCGGGAGTGACGGCTGCGGCTTTGCCCCTGCCGCGCGCAATGCGCTCGGGGTCGTTCTTCAGCGGCTTGAGTGCCTGCCGGGCGGCCACGGTGGCGACCTTCGGCACCTCGATGCCGTGCTCCTGCCGTGCAGTGACGGTGACCCCGGTGATGCGGCGGTCAATGCTGTTGGGTGCGGCGAGTTTGATGGTGTCGAGCCAGACGACGAACCCGACGAGCGTCCCCTTGGTGACGTTGGTCGAGGCGATGCGGTGCCCGGTGCGCTCCCCGAGCCAGTCGTGGAACTCCTCCCACAGCGCCCAGTCGTTGGCGTAGCCGCGCTTCGTGTTGTGGGGGCGGATGGCGTCGAGGTGCTTCTCGGCTGCCTCTTCCATGGCGGCCAGGACGGCGAGCGTCGCAGCGTCGTAGACGGCGGGGGTGGCATCCGGCTGACGCGGTACGACGGCAGCGAAGTGGTCCTCGTACTCCGTTCGTCGGGCCTCGCACTGGTCGCACGTGACAGGGGTCCCCTCGGATAGCGGGCCCTGCCTTGTCGACCAACCGCAGATCGCGGGGCCAGTCGCCCAGGCTTCGAACTGCGGCAGCCACTCGTACACGGCAAGGTGTACGAGGTCGGGTTCGTCGGGGAGTTGGAGGCGGGCGACGGGGCGGAGGTAGCGGCGGGAGCGGTCGAGGCCCTGCTCGTCTCCGAGGTGCACGTCGACGGTCACGCTCAGCCCGCCTTCCGTCGGTCCTCAAGGCGGGTGACCCCGTGGGCAAGGTGTTCCGCCCGGTCGGCCGCCGCCAGGAGTGCCATGGCGAGACGCCGCGCGTCGGACACGTACATCGGCACGAAGTCCTCGCCGGGGAACATCGACTCCGGGGTGGACACGTGGATCAAGCCGTCCGCCGTGTCTTGCTCGTCTATCGCGCGGACGATCCACACGTACTCGCGGCTGCCATAGGGATGCGGCTGCTCTCGCAGATCCCACTCGTGGCCGGGCATGGATTCGTCGGGTCCGTTGATGCGGGTCGGCTTGGGGCGCTCGGCGCTGCCAGCCATGGCCGTGAGGCGTAGAAGTTCGCGGCGGATCTCTCCGAGTGTCAGGTCGTCAGCCATAGCTAATTGTACCGTTTTTTCGCCCGCGATATGGCATGTTATCGAGAGCGCACGGCGACGCAGCACACAGCAATCCGCCCCCGCCCGCTGCCGGTTGGCAGCAGACGAGGGCGGTCGCGTGTCGGCTTACAGGCCGAGGCAGGCGCTGAGGCTGACGTACAGGTCGAGAACGACGGACAGCATGGGCTCACCTCCTTCCGGCGAGGCGGCTGGTGGGGGTCAGTCGGGCTCGTCGGCAGGCGGAGGCATGGGCGGGGGTTCGAGGAACGGGTGCGGCGACAGCCAGAACGGCTGCTCCTCTTCGCGGGCGGCAGGCGCTTCAGGCATGCGGGCTCCCCTTCTCACTGGTCGCTGATCGTCAGGTAGATCGACCGTTCGTCGATCAGGCCGCCGACCGTGGTGATCTGGCAGACCATCCTGTAGGCGCCGTCGACGGTGCCGCCCGATACCCGCTGGGTGACGGCGGTGGTGCCAACGGTGGGCGCTCCTACAGCTGTGAGCCCGGCAGGCACCGTGACCGTCGCGGAGCTGATGGTGTCGGTGACCTCGGCGAGCCAGTCGGCCCAGTCCCAGGTGTAATCCAGCAGCGAGGCCGGGTCTTTGACGTAGTTGTTGGGCACGCGGCCTACCTCCGGACTATCAGGGTGCGGTGTTCGGCGGCCACGGTGAGGCGCCGGTGTTCGGCCGCGACGGCGAGCCGCCGGCTCTCGGCGGGGATCCTGTAGGTGCGGTCCGGGCTGGGCATGTTGGTGGACGGCGCGGTGAGCGGGCGTGCCGTGTCGTGCTCCAGCGCGGTCGTCAGGGCCGCGGTCTTGGCGCCGACGAGCGGGAGTGCCGTCTCGACGGCCCATGCGGTGGCCAGCGTTCCCGGGACGGTGGGGGTGACCGGCTGGGCGGCCTCGACGGAATCGGCGATGCCGAGCGTGCCGGCCTTCACCCCGCTGAGGGCCTGCGCGGCGGCCTGTTCGGCGGCTGGGGTGAGAGCAGTCGTCTTGGCGCCGGCGACTACCTGTGCGCCGTCGACCTCCGTGGCGATACCCAGGGTGGCCGTCTTGCTGCCAACCAGTGGCTGCGCCGCCTCGGATGCCGTTGCCACGCCCAGAGTCGCAGTCTTCGTGCCCGTGACGGGCTGCGCTGCGTCGGTGGACGCTGCAGGGTTGGGCGTTGTCGCCTTGCTGCCGGTGAGCGGCTGTGCGGCTTCTGCGGCGTTGGCGAAGGTGAGGGGGCCTGTTTTGGCGCCGGTGAGGGCCTGGGCGCTGTCGGCTTCCGCGGCGACGGCGGCCGTGAGCGTCTTGGCTCCGGTGAGTGGCTGCGCTGTTTCGGTGCTGCTGCCGATGCCGAGGGTTGCGCCGGCGGTGACGTCTGCGGCGGAGAAGTCGTCGAAGCGGATCGCCGATGCCGACTCGGAGCGGACACCGACGGACGTGCCTGTCGCAACGGCGGTGTCGGTGATGGAGATCCGCAGGGTGCCGTTGATGTAGGCCTTGACCGCGCTGCCGACGACCTGGAGCTTCGCTACGTCGCCCGCTACGGCGGCTACGGCGTAGGTGCCGATGACGGTGAAGCTCCCGCCGACGACGGAGAAGACATCCCAGCTAGAGCCGTTGTTGCGGAGCAGGTAGCCCTGGCTGATGTTGGAGTTGCCGCGGCACCAAATTCCGTGGCTGGCCACTGCCGTGGCAGCGATGGTGGCCTGGACGTAGTGGTCGTTCGTCGCCATGGCGGTGGCGGCGCGCAGGATGATCGTTCCGCCCGCAGAGCCTGGGCTGAGCTGGTTGGACGCGATCGACCAGTCGCCGGACACCTCGACCCATCCGGCGCCCAGATCGGTCGAGTTCGCTCGGTTGAAGTCGTCGGTGAAGGTGGTCACGGGCGACCTCCCGCCGCTGTCGCTGCCGCTATGCGGTGGAGTTGGCCCGGAAGAAGTCGCTGACGGTCAGGGTGAAGTTGTTCCCGTCGGGGGTCCAGGAGATCCCGTGCTTGGTGAGGGGGATCAGGTCTGCATCCGTCCCGCCGGTGGTGTCGGGGTCATAGCAGATGACGACGGCGCCGATGGCGTTGCCGGTGGGCGAGGTCCAGGTGACGTCGGCGCAGTCGAGCGCGACGCGGTCGTTGGTGTTGTCGACGGTGACGGTGACCGATGCGAGGGTCTTGCGGCCGACGGTGGTCTGCTCGTTGGTGGTGCCGGCGACCAGCGAGGCGAGGTCAGTTTTGTCCCGCAGGACCGCGTCGGTTTCCAGGCCGCTGGACTCGAGCGGCACCAGGATCAGCGCGTCGTTGGTGGCGGGCAGCTCGGCATAGTACTTGACCTTGCCGAGGGCGATGTTGAAGACGATGTCGGCCACGCGGTCTCCCTGAGGATGCAAGAGCCTCGGTGCGGCGGGGCCAGAGCTGTACTACGTGCAGTGTACGGAGTGAAGTGCGGGTCTGGGCGGTCGGCTTGTCAACTTGGCCCGGCTTGTGCGCCGTCAGGGACGGCTATCTCGCACTCCAGTTCTCACGCGTCGACGTTGCGGAGGTAGCGTGCCGCCTGCTCCGTCATCGGCTCGGCGGGCGGCGGCTCCAGGCCGGCCTTCTTGATGTGGGACACGAGGGAGCGCACCCGATGCAGGAGCCAGCCGATCGCCTCGTCCTGTTCGCCGATGCGTTCCCGCTGCTTCTCCGCCTCGGTTTCCTGCCGCTGCACGCGCGCTTCGAGGCGTTCGATGGCCTTGCCCTGCTGGGTGGTTACGGCCAGGAAATCGTCGCGGTTCTCCTGGCGTTTCGTTCTGCGCGCCGACCGGGCGGCCACGACGCCGCCGCCCGTGCCTATCAGTGCCAGCCCGGCCTGAATCCAGGTGTCCACCGTCATGTGTTGCTCTCAAGTCTCTTGGGCCGGGGCGGTTCCCGCCATCCGGCGACAACCAGAACCGGGGCGGCGATCGCCCCCCACACCACTGTTGCGACCCATCCGCGCGGAAAGTCCCCGATGATCCAGGAGAGGAGGTAGGACACCGCCCACGGCAGCACCATCAACGGCAGTGCCAGGAACCCCGGCCAGTCCTTCCCTTGCGGCAGCCACGCGGAGACGATCGCGATGAGCCCGGATATCACCCACAGCCAGCCCCACGCGTCCAGCGACATCATCTGCAGCAGGAGTCGAAGTCCGCGCAGGTCCGGTGCCGGGGAGGTGATCTGCCCGTAGCCGATGATCGCCCACACGATGCCGTAGCAAAGGAGGATCGCGCCCCGGCGGCCGAGGGCCCCGCCCAGCCGCCGGACGATGCGGCGCGGCACCTAGACGCCTCGCGGCTCGGAGCGGGTGGTCACCAAACTATCCTGCGCCTTGCCTGAGATCCCGGTCGGCTTCCACAGCCCGAAATGGGAGAGGACCGCGGTGCCGAACGAGACGAGCGTCAGAACGATCGCAGTCCCGAGATCCCAACCGTCGGGGTGCGGGCCGGCGAGCTCGACGAGGAACCCGTTGAGGGCGGTCAGGAAAAGCAGGAGGACGGCCTTGACGCCGGCCGAGGTGACTCTGGTGGTGACGAGGCCGACGAGTACCGGCAGGACGACGCTGATGGCGAGGCCCAGCCAGTAGGCGGAGTTGAGGTTGACGTTCATGTCGGGTTCCTTCTCAGGAGGTGACGGTGAAGCCGTGCTTGTTGCCGAGCGCGGTCAGGGATGTTCTGCCGGGGATGCCGTCTGCGGCCGTGCCGCTGTAGCCGAGGCGTTTCTGCCAGGACCTGTAGGCGGCGATGGTGAGGGTGCCGAAGGAGCCGTCGACGTAGCTGGCCGAGAGGAGGCCTTCGGCGTGGAGGGCCTTTTCGACGAGGAGGACTTCCGTCTTGTAGGTGGTGTGGCCCTGCGCCGCGGCCGGGTCGTGGCTGGCGGCGTACACGATGTGCTTCAGCGAGACGGTCGGCTTCGTCGTCGGGGCGGCCGGGGTGGTGCCGACGAAGGCGGGCCAGTAGCCGGGGTCGGTGTGGTCGTTTTCGGGGACGTCGCCGTGCGCGTACCAGCCGGGCTTGGTGGCCCAAGTGGAGGCCGAGCGGCGGGACTTGTAGCCGTCCGGCTGCCCCATCGGCCACTCGTTGGGGACGCCCCAGGAGTGCACCCACGCCTGGAGGTCCGCCCAGCCCTTGCAGGGGGTGTCGGACAGCTTGGCGTACACCGTCGATCCGACGCGGCAGTACGGGAAGAACAGGGCCTCGACCTGAATGACGACGGAGCCGGCCCGGTTGGTGCGGGTGCCGCCGGCCTGGTCGACGAGGCTCTTGGAGCGGGAGTTGGCGGGCACGAACTGGGTGAACCTGCCGGTGAACGGGTCCCACAGGATGTGCGGGGCGACGCCCGCGCCGCTGCTGGCGAAATAGGAGCGCAGCGCTTCGTAGGAGACGAGGTCGGCGGGCTTGGCCGCGGTGGCGTTGCGATCCCACGTGATGTGCCCGATGGCCTTGGCGGGGCCGCCGTCGGTTGCGGCGTGGTCGCCGATGTCGAGTTTCGTCGCGCCGGGCATCCACAGCTCAGGCATGGTCGCTCCCGATGTTGTTGTCGATCGCCCACGCCTGCATCAGCCCGTCGAGTTGAAGCGCGAGAGTAGCCGCCTGAACCAGTCGAGGATCAACTGGAGAAGGCGTGGGCAAGGGAGGAGGGGTGGGCACGGTGGCCCAGGCGGGGACGGTGACGTCGCCCTGTTGGGAGAGCAGCCACTGCAGGTCCGCGGCTGTCACCCATGCCGAGCCGCGGACGCCCCACGACTCGCCCCACGAGTTGTCGATACGGAACTGGCCCGCGCCCGCGTCGTAGGCGGAGATCACGTACTCGTGACCGCCTGCGACCTCGGAGTGCCGGTCCACGATGACGTTGCCGGCCACCGTGGGGTCGAACATGCTGTACAGCCACACCGTGCCGACCATCACAGGCCCGGCCTGGAGCGCGGACTTCAGGGCGTCCAGGGAGAACGCGTGCGCATATCCGGCCGCCAGCCCGAGCTTCTTCAGGGCCTTCGCGGCACCGAGCCCTGAGCTGCCGGTGTCGTCGGGCGGGTAGGTGCCTTTGATGCTGTCGAATCGCGTGGCGAGCTTGTAGACCTGCACGGCGAGGTCTTCGTCGACGGGGAGGACGTGGCCGTCGAGGGTGACTGAGGTGAGGCCGGTGCGGGCTGCCGAGTCGGTTCCGAGGAGGCCGGTGGCGGCGTTGCCGGTGCAGCTGCCGAGGTTGCCTTGGTCGAAGATCGGGGCCCTGCGGGTCCAGTCGACGCTTTTGATGGCGGTCTTGGGGAGGACGCCGTGGGCGTAGGCCAGGGAGCGGGGGTCGTGTTCGACGTGGCGGCCGAGGCGTCTCGGTGGGTGTGTGGCCATGCGGGTCCCCTCAGGGTCGTCATTACCTTCGAATCGTAGCTTGCACCCCGCCATTCACCTACGAATCACAGGTAGTATCGGGTTAGGTTCTGGCTCAGGAACCGGTGGCAGGGGTGTGGCCGTGCGGGTCTGCACCCCTGCCACGCCAAAACCCGCGCCCACCCGCACACCTGACCCGCACAGGAGCACGCCCATGGCCGCAATCACCGCAGCGCTGTCGCTGCTCTTCGCGTTCGTCGTACTCGCGCAGCCCGTCGAGGCGCGCATCGACTACACGCCCGCCGTCTGGAGCAGCCGATGAGCAGCATCGACGTTCCCGAGGCGTGCCCGCACTGCGACGACGCACCGCCCTCCCTCCAGCTCGACGCGCACGTTGCCCGCACGCACGCCGACCTCCCGCCCTGCACCGCCCGCATCGAAACCGCGCACGGCGAGACCTACACGTGCGGCTTCCGAGCCGGTCACGCCAGGGGCGAGTACGGCACGTGGCATGCCAGCAAGCGCGGTGCAGACATGGGGCGTTACATCTGGAACGACACTGCGACGGGCGCCACGCCCCACCGGCCGCCTGAACAGTCCGACGCTGACGTTCTCGCCAAGTTCAAGCGCATGGGCGCCGTCTCCCACACCGTCGTAGCGACGAGCGAAGTCCCCGACTCGCAGGACACCGGGAGTCGTTGCCCGCGCTGCGACTGCCCCGACGGCCACACGCAGTGCGACCACTGCAAGGTCTGCCCCCACGCGGACGGCGGGCCGAAAGAACCGACGCACCTCACCTACGAACAGCTCCTGCCTGTCGTTGCAGCTGTTTACCGGCGCGAGGCATACGCCCCCGCAGGGGCGGTATTTCTCCTGCCGCCGTTCCCTGACTGCCCCACCTGCGGACAGCCGCCCGCCGAACTGTTCGTCAGGAACGACCACCCCGCCCAGTTCCTCAAAGACGAGGTCGGCTTCGGCTTCCGGCCCTGCGGCCACACCTTCACCGCCGACGGCGAGGACCTCTTCCGGGCATACGACCAGGCACGCAGAGAGGCGCCATGAATACCGCCATCGCCATCACGGCGATCATCGCCGCCGTCGCCCTGCTGAACTCCGGCATCACAGCCCTCCGCGACGTCGCCAAGGCCAAGCACACCGCCACCCGCTGCCCCAACTGCGGGCGCGACAACAGCAAGGAGAACGAGGCATGAGCGTCTACGGCGTCAGCGGAGGGCAGGGCTTCATCGGCTCCTACGTCCGCAAGGAACTCCTCGGCCGCGGCCACGAGGTCGTCGTCTTCGACCGCCACCCGCACACCGAGATGGCGCCCGGCGAGACGTTCTTCCTCGGAGACATCCGCGACGAGACATCCGTCGTCGAACTCGCCGCGCACGTCGAGGGGGTCATCCACCTGGCGGCCGTGCTGGGCACGCAGGAGACGATCGGGAACCCGCGCCCGTCGGCGGAGACGAACATCCGGGGCTCGCTCAACGTGTTCGAGGCGGCCAACCAGTACGGGCTCCCCGTCGTCTACGCGGGCGTCGGCAACGCGTTTATGAGGGATCTGGGCACCGGCTCGTACACCATCTCCAAGACGGCCGCCGAGGACTATGCGCGGATGTTCAACGCGTACCGCGGCGGCCGCATCACGATCGTGCGCCCCGTCAACGCCTACGGCCCTGGCCAGAGCGTGGCGGCCCCCTACGGCACGTCCAAGGTGCGCAAGATCGCGCCTTCGTTCGCGTGCCGCGCCCTCGCGGGAGCCGACATTGAGGTGTACGGGGACGGCACCCAGATCTCCGACTGCGTGTACGTCGCCGACGTCGCCCGCGCGTTCGTCACCGCGCTGGAGCACACCGCCGTCAACGGGCCCACCGAACGGCCCGTCGAATGCGGGCCGCTGGACTCCGTCACCGTCAACGACATCGCCCGCCTCGTCGCCGAAGAAGCCACCCGGTACACCGGCCGCGAACCCGTCGCCATCAAGCACCTGCCCATGCGGCCCGGCGAAGTCCCCAACGCGGTGGTGAAGTCGGACACGTCCACGCTGCAGCAGATCGGCATGACCGCCGCCGACTTCGTGCCCCTCGACGAGGGCATCCACCACACCGTCCGCTACTACGCCGAGCAGTGGCTCCCCGGATATCTGGCGGCGGCCTGACGTGCGCGTCCATTTCTGGTCGGCTGACACGGCGGGCTCGTCCCTGTACCGGGCGATCCTGCCCGGGATGAGCCTGCAATGGCTCGGGCACAACGTGTCCGGCGGGATGCGGCTCCCCCAGGACTGGCCAGCCCTAGACGCGGTCGTCGGCTGCCGGGTAGCCAAGCGCGAGCCGTCCCTCATGTGGCACAAGCTGAAGGGCGAGGGGAAGCGGCTCATCCTCGACCTTGACGACGACTACTTCCACATCGACCCCAGCAACCAGGAAGCACGCCGCGTCTGGGATGTTGACATGCTCGGCAGGCTCGTCGCGAACATGCAGGTCGCCGACCTCGTCACCTGCTGCTCCGAGCCTCTCGCCGCCGTCCTCCGTGACTACGCGCCGGATGTGCGGGTCATCCCGAACGGGCTGCCGGCGCAGTACCTCGGCACCCCACGAGACTACGAGGCTGCGGGCCGGCCGCTGTCCGTCGGCTGGGCCGGCACCAGCAGCACGGTTGCCGAGCTTCCCGAGGCCGTGCGGTCGTTGAACCGGATCGCGCAGTATCCGCGACCCGGCGGCGGGGTGCAGGTGCGGATCGTCGGCATCAGCCCCGAGCACGCGATGGCGCTGCGGCTGCGTGGCAGGCGGGTTGGTGCGTTGGGTTGGGTGGAGCGGTTCGAGCATTACATGCAGGCGGTCGGCGAGTGGGATGTGTGGGTGGCGCCGTACCGGGACACGGCGTTCAACCGGGCGAAGTTCCCGACGAAATTCTTGGAATCGTCGATCCTGGGTATCCCATTGATCGCGTCCGATATCGAGCCGTATCGGCGTGTCATCAAACACGGGTGGAACGGATTCCTCGTCAAATACGAACACGAGTGGGGTAGACTTCTCAAAAGACTTGCTGACGATCCAGAGTTGCGGCAACAGATCGGCATGAACGCCAGATCCGACGCCTCTGGAAGAATCATGCAGGCGATCAATTTCCAGTGGGAAGAAGTGCTCACTCCATGACCTGCATATTCGAATCGTGCGACGGTTCAGTGGTCGCACGCGGGCTCTGCAACCGCCACTACAAGGCAGTTCAAGCATCCGGCGAGCTGGAAAAGTACGCTACGACGCTACCGACCCCAGAGGCCAGGTTCCGGGCGAAGGTCGACATAGGCGGACCGGACGACTGCTGGCCCTATCAGGGGACACGAGACCGACGCGGATACGGTGTCATCTACTTCGAGGGCAAAAATCGCGGAACTCACCGCCTTGCCTTCTACTTCGCCAATGGACGCTGGCCTGAGCCTGAGTGCCTGCACTCTTGCGACAACCCCCCATGCTGCAATCCGGCGCATCTCTCCGAAGGAACCCATGCGGAGAATATGCAAGGAGCTGTCGCACGTGGCCGCTACGCGACACAGAACCGGACGCATTGCCCGCACGGGCATGAGTACACGGAGGAAAACACCTACTACAGCCCAGACAGGCCGACGCATCGGCTTTGCCGAACGTGTCGTCGAGAGGCGCGCCAGCGGTTCTATGCACAGAGGGGCGCCTGAGATGTCGAGCCGTGGAGATGGCAGTGGCAGGGATGCGGAGGGGCGTAGGGCGATCCCTGTCGGCCCGACGGGCGATCAGGTCCGCAAGAACCTAGCCCGCCTGCGGGCGCTCCGTGGACTGACTACGCGCCGACTTTCCGAGGCGTGCGAGGGGCTGGGGCGCCCGATCCCACCAACTGGCATTACGCGCATCGAGAAGGGTGAGCGGCGGGTTGACGTCGACGACTTGATCGTCCTCGCCAAGGCTCTTCAAGTGCCGTATCAGCGGCTCATCGAATCACCTGCCGGGTGCGTGACCTGCGAGGGAGCGCCCCCTGTGGGTTTCACATGCAAGGAATGCGGGGCTGAGGGATGACTCAGGGAGTAGTCAGTGCAGAGGCGGGCGCGCGGATCAAGCGCGCCCGGAAGGGGCGCGGGCTCTCGGCCCAGGCTCTAGCTGATGCGATCACGGCTCGCGGGTACACAGTGCGCCGACCAACACTCGCGAAGATCGAGAACGGCATTCAGGAGACGACGCCCGTTGACGTCGTCGTGCACGCAGCTCGGGTTCTCCAAGTGCCCGTGCTCACCCTTCTGGGTGATGGGCCATGGTGCGAGCACTGTAGTGACGCGCCGCCGCCCGGGTTCGCATGCACCCATTGCGGGGCCACAGCGTGACCAGCGAACTGTCCTGCTGCCAGGGCTTTCCGGAGCACACCTACGGCGAGGACTGCCTGCTCCACAGCAAGGAAGCATTCGATGTCGGCACCGATGAGGGGCGCAAGGCGCTCGCCCAGAAGATGGTGGACGACTGGCGCGAGAACGGCGGCGTACTGACGCCAGGCATGACATACATCCGCCTTGAACCCGGCGAGCACGTTCTCAGCCAGGAAGACGTCCACCGCCTCCTCGACGGGGAGGGGACATGACCGGGCCCGAGCACTACTGCGAAGGCGAGCGCCTTCTCGGCCGCTGCCTGGAGTTCGGGCACGGCGAGCAGCGGCAAGCCCTGGCCGCCGAAGCCCAAGGCCACTTCCTCGCCGCGCTCGTCGCCCTCCATGCGGCCGAGAAACAACCCGAATCCCTTCGATGGCAGGAGGCCACACAGTGATCGATGGCAGAAGAGTGGTCGCCTGGACGCCCTACGGCCGGGTCCGGACCTACAGCATCCTGATCAAGTACCTGCAGCGGGATGTGGAGCGCGGCCTCGTCGATGAGGTGTGGGCGTTCATGAACACCGACCCGGTCGGGCAGGAAGACGACGTCGCTTACGCGCACGAGCTCGACGAGGAGTACGACTGGTTCAAGCTCAAGCACCGCCCGGAGGGCATCAGCCTCGGGCACCTGCCGAAGCAGCGCTACACGGGCCTCGCCTACCGGTACATGACCGACCCCGAGACTGTGTACCTGCGGCTCGACGACGATGTGGTCTACCTGCACGACGATGCGGTCGAGAACCTGGTGCGAGCCCGCATCGAGATGCCCGCCCCGGTCGCCGTGTTCCCGATCATCATCAACAACGCGATCTGCTCCCACTTCCTCCAGCTGTGCGGGAAGATCCCCACGGAGTGGGGCGAGGTCAAGCCGTACTGCATGGACCCCACCGGCTGGGCCAACGGGCCCTTCGCCGTCAAGCTCCACGAGATGCTCATGGATCACATCGAGGCCGGTACCGTCGAAGACCTGTACCTGTACCAGGACTTCCCCCTCCAGCCCGGCACCCAGTTCTCCGTGTCCTGCTTCGCGTCCCGCGGCGAGGACTATGCGGCGCTCCCCCAGCCCGGCGTTCTCGTTCCGGACGAGGAGGAGAGCTGGCACACGATCCACCAGCCGGTCGCCAAGGGCGTGCCGAACATCCTCCGCGGCAACGCCGTGGTCAGCCACTGGTCGTTCTTCCCGCAGCACCCGTTCCTCAACAACACGAACCTCCTGGACCGGTACCGGGAGCTCGCAGACAAGGCGGTCGCCTCATGACACAGAACGTCAGCGTGGAGGCGGCACTCCCCGTCTTCCGGCAGCGGTGCGGCGAGCTCGCCGACGAGAACCTCATCCTGAGGGCGCGCGTCAACGAGCTGGAAGCTGAGAACGAGCACCTTCGCGCCGCCGTAGAGTCGAACCAACCGCCCGCACCGGGCCTAGGGGCGGCGCCAGCCGAGCAGGCTCCCTACAGCGATTACGCCAACCTCGATCAGCAGAATGACCTGGAACGTGTCCATGAGTGATCCCTCCTAAGCTTTCGCTGGTTTACATCTGGGTGGTGGCGACGTTCATTTCGTACTTCGTCGCAGTGAGAACGGTGAGGTCGGCGCCGGCCGACAGCACTTCCTTGACGGCGTCGACGATGGCCTGCTGGTCGACGCCGTAGGCCTCCTCCTGAATCTGGACGTTGATGGTCGCGGTGGCGTCGTTGCCCTTGCGGGCGAAGATCTGGATGTACGGGTAGTCGATGGCCACGAGGGGCCTCCTTACGCTTCTCGGTACCAGCCCTGAATGGTGATCAGGGCGTTGGACAGGATGTCGACGCCCTGGATGTTGGACTCGTTGGATGTGCCGTTGTCGACGCGGAGCCGGTCCGAGGTGCCGCCAGTGCCGCCGGTGAAGAACACGCACTCGCCGCCGCGGATTGAGCTGGAGGCGCTTCCGTTGGCGCCGATCGTCTCGCCGTGCAGCGTCAACGCCTGCCGGGTGCTGCGGTCGACGTTGGATGGCATGTCGACAGAGACGAGGCTCGCGCCGGAGCCGGCCGCATTGCTGTTGAGGAAGATACAGACGAATACGATCTTCCCGAGCTTGTAGTAGTAGCCGGTGCGCGTCGTCCAGGTAACCGAGCCGCCGTTGGTGACGGTCGGCGTGTATGTCGACCAAGTGGTGGCGCCGACGGCAAGGTTTCCGGTCACAGTGCCGCTGCCGGCCACGCTCAGGTTGATGTCGACGGTGAGTGAGTCGTTGGTGCGTAGGACGTTCGCGCTGTCGCGGAACAGGTTGGTGTCTCGGGCGGCGTTGCCGGGGCCCAGTTCGAGTTTGCCGTCTGTGTAGATGCGGGACCGATCGAAAGTGTCGCCCGTGACGAGCGCGCTGTAGGCGACGTCGGTGGCGGCGGATCCGGTGCGCTGGTAGTTGGTGTTTGAGTTGAGAGATCCGCCCGCACTGCGGGTGAGGGTGGCGGCGCCGATGGACAGGCTGCTGCCGGTGGCGAGGGCGAGGTTGCCGCCGAACGTGCCGGAGCTGTTGGGGATCTCCACCCACGACGCGGACGCCGGGCTGGTGCCGTTGGAGAAGTAGCTGCGGTAGCCGGTGTCGGATTCGGTGATCGGCTTGCCCGGGTACGGACTGCTCGGGCGCGTCGATGAGGTGACGATCTGGTAGCCGACCGCGGCGTCGATCTTGTCGAGGTTTTGACCGATGTCCTGGGTGTAGTTGACAAGCTCGGACCCGTCCGACTTGGACTTGTAGAGCGCGAGCCGAGTGGTAGACGGGTCAGGCACGGGGAACCTCCAGCATCAACGACAGGGGGACAGACGGCACGGGCAGGTCCCCGTACAAGAGCTGCCAGCGGTGCACGTCCACGGCCTCACGCTTGGCGCGCAGCCCGGTTTCGGTGATGCCGTGTGCGGCTCGGATCGCATCGAGCGGATCCTTGCCCTTTCCGGGCGGCTGGACGTGCGCGCGGGTCCGCTTGGCGTCGGCGATCCGCAGCCGGTGCGCGGCCAGCGCGTCAGCCGTCGAAGCCGCGTTGTACAGGGTGATCGGCTCGGCGTCCGATCGCGTCGAGGTCACCAGCCCAGCGCGGGCGGCTGCGTCATCCCGGTCCGGCTCGTCGGGCAGGTACGGCTCGTGGAGGACGATGTCGAGGATCTCGTCCACGTCGGTGAGCCCGTACTCGGCGGCCCGCCATTCCAGCGTCTCTGGCGGGAAGGCGTGTGCGTGGCCGCTGCCGTCCGGGGCGACTTTGTGCACGAGCCAGTGGAGCTCGCCGCGGCTGGCGCGTAGGGTCGTGAAGTCTGCGGTGTACACGATCGGCTCAGACACGGTAGCTCCACACGCTGATCGAAGGGGTTCCACTTGATGTGCCGACGGTGACGGTGAAGCCGCTCGTACTCGATGCGGTGATCTGCCAGGTCCGGAGCGTGGGGTGGCGCAAGGTCACCATGGGAACCATGGTCGATGCCATCGTGGAGCCGTAGCTGACGCTGAGAGCGGTGTCGCCGGATGCACCGAACGGCAGGTCAGCGGTCCATACCCCGTCCGTCGACGGTAGGGCCGAGAAGTTGTACCACTTGCCGCCGTATTCGATCCGGCCGTCGCTGTTGTGGAGCCAGTAGGTCTCATTGCTGCCGGACCCGAACCGGCCGCCCTTGGCGAAAGTATCCGCGGCAAGATATTGGGTGACCTGTGAGCCGGACGACTTGCCGGTGATGTTGATCTGGCCGCTGTCGGCGTAGAGGGTTCCGCCGTCGACACCTGCCCGGTTGTAGCCCGCGAAGAGGGCACCGGCTGCGGCCCACACGTAGCCGCCGTAGCGGGCCTGGTTGTCCGCGCGGATGACGGCGAGTTCGGCGTTTGCTGTGTTGAGGAAGGCGCGGGAGATGACTTGGGTTCCGCCGCCGTCGTCGTACTGCGAGCTGTTCATGCCGAGGTTGACGTCCGAGCCCGATGAGAACGCGTTGACGTAGCCGAAGTCGCTGCCGTTGTTGGCGTAGAAGCGGATCTCGGGCAGGAGCGTGCCGGTGGGGTTGATCTCCAGGCGTTTCCCGGTCGTGCCGGATTTGAGGGTGCCGATGATGGACACCGATCCGTCAGCTGCGGCGATGTTGACGGTCTGGGTGCCGTCGGCGCTGTAAGCGAGGAGGCCGGAGGACGACAGTTCGACGCGGGATCCGGTGTCGGCGGTCTTGATGCGCGCGGCGACCACCCAGTCGGCGTTGATCTGCCCGGCCGTGACCTTGGAGACGGTCAGGTCGCTGATGTGGGCGTCGTCGATGAGCAGGGCGGTCGCGGTGGCCGCGTCGCTGGGCCCGGACTTGTTGCCGGTCCTATCGACTGCGACGACCCGCACGTACCGAGCGCTGGTCTCCTCGACCTGCACGGTGAACACCACAGGGATCTGCGCCTGCATCATGCCCGCGGTAGCGAGCGCCTTGCCCTTCAGTGTCGACGCGGTCGGCGTGAAGCCCGGCTCGTAGCTCACGTGGACTTCGAGGTGGTCGAGGTCCGACTCCAGGTTGAACGTGCCGCCGGACGACTTGCCGAGCTGGTGCGTGACCTGCACCGCGATCCGGGAGCCGGCCACGGAGGGCGCGGCCGGTGTGGACGGCGGGATGTTGTCGGTGGACGTCACGAACGTCGTCGTCCCGGACCAGGCGCCGGTGTTGCCGGTCTTGTCGACGGCGCGGATCTGCACGTCGTAGCCAATGCCCGGCGACAGGTCCTGTAGCTGGGCTGTGGTGGTGTCCCAGTTGACGACCATGGTCTGCCATTGGCCGTCGGGTGCGGCGAAGGGCTGCGCCCAGATCTGCAGGTCTTCCCAGCGGACTTCCGACACGGATGCCCACGTGGCGGGGTAGATCATGTCGGTGTCGACGGCCCACCGGATCTCGTAGTGGTCCCCGTCGAGGATCGTGGATCCGTCGACGTTGTTGGGGGCGTTCCAGTTGAGGATGACGCGGGCTTTGGTGAAGCCGCGGCTGTCGAGGTAGGCGACGCCGGTGAACGGTTCGATGAAGGTGGGCACATCGGGCACGGATGTGTCGGCGTTCGGCCTACTGCCGACCGGTTCGGTGCTGGTGTTGGTGAGCTGGCGGGAGAAGTCCCCGACGGTGACGGTACTGGTGTCGTCGGTCTCCCATTCGACGTACTGGGTGAGGTCGATCCATGCGCCGGCAGAGGTCCGGTACGCGACCGTGTACCCCTTGGTGATCGACCATTGGGTTTCTGTGACCTGCAGTTTGAGCGGGTTGAGGCGCTGCCCGCGGAACGTGATCTCCGTAGTGATGTCGATGAGGCCGGAGTCCGGGTCGTACACCCACACCCGGTCGCCCACGACGAAGCTGCCGTGGACGTCGTAGTCGGCGGTGCTGAGAGTGAGGGCGTTGCGGGTCGACGTGAACTGCGACAGGGCCAGCTGGGCGCGGGTGGCGGCGTTGGCGGTCGCTGTGTCCGACTCGGAGACGAGCCGCGTCAACTTGAGCGTGTTGCCGTGGAGATCCTTGTACGGGGTCGCCGGGGAGATGTCCGCCGCCCCGGTGGCAATGCTGGAGCCTTCGCCCTCGGCGAGGAGGACGACGCGGGTGCTGTAGTCCTCGACATCCCGGGTGACGTCCACGCTGCCGGGCAGGGCGCGCAGCGCCATGTCCTCGCCGGAGCCGGTGGGCAGGATGACGCAGGTCGGGTTCGTGACGAACAGGTTGCTGTCCGGGCCGGCGTCGAGGGTGGCGTTTCCGTTGACCCGCCACGACACTGGCACCGAGGTGGTCGACATGGTGTCGCACACGTAGGAGATCGCCGAGCGGGGTGACTCGTACTGGTGGTGGCCGGTGTACTGGCCGGAGACGCTGTAGATGGTGCCTGCGGTGACCGCGCCGGATGCGGGCAGGAGCATGTTGATGGCGGTGGCGAACGAGGCGCTGGCGGGTTCGACGGCGTTCTCAAAGACATCGCCCTTGCCGTCCTCGTCGCCGAGCCAGAACGCCATGCCGACGCCGCCGACGGACAGGTCGTCTTGGGGGGCGTTGGTGCGGCCGTCGTCTCCGATGGTCTTGGTCCGGAGCACTCCGACGTAGCGGGCGGCGGTGAGGAGGTTGTCGCCGTACTGCAGCGGGTCGAGGCGGCCGGGGATGATCGCGACGTGGCCAAAATAGTCGAGGGCATCGAGGACGTCGCGGGGTGTGCCGGGGAGGAGTTTGACCTCCCATGAGCCGAGGGCTTTGAGGACTTCCTGAACGGCCACCCCGTTACCGCCTTACTCCGTAGACGGCTTCCGGCATGCAGGCGATGTACATGTTTCGCAGGTCGGTGGCCGCGTCCCCGGAGACCGCGCTGCCGCCGCCGGCCACCACGCCGATCCAGAAGTCCAGCGATGTTGCGCTGGACTTGGTGACGCCGCCATTCGTGTGCGCGGTGAACGAGCGTGCGCTGCCGGCCGCGAACCTGTTGCCGTCGGCGTCGTTCGCGGTGGCGGTGACATACCCGGACGCGGCGAACGAGGTGTTGGTCTCCAGCGTGGAGCGGTAGGCGGCGAGGGTGGCCGAGGTGCCGATCTGGAGGTAGCCCTCGACGAAGCGGGAGCCGCGCCGCAGGGTGAGGTCGAGGGTTGCGCGGCCCGGATTCTGGCCCTTGACTAGGCGGACGATCGCCATCTCGGGATCGTTGCGCAGCAGCGTCGCCCCATCCCACGAGGTGATCGACGAGGCGGAGCCGGCAACGGAGATGTTCCACAGCTTGGAGTGGTAGGCGCCGCCCGTGTAGGCCTGCACGTCGAGGGTGGCCGAGGCGCTGGGCGTGACGTTGACAAGGCCGTTGGCCAGGGACCAGCCGGTGGCGGCGAGGGGCACGTCGACGCCGTACACCTCCTGCGAGCTGGTGGTGGTGACCTTGACGCGGCCGGTCAGATACGAGGTCGGCAGGCAGCCCCAGCGTGGCGAGATGTTCGCGGGGACGCCGCGGTAGACGGTGATCGCGCCGTCGGCGCCGGTGCGAGTCATCGTCGTCGCGTTCGTGGCGCCGGTGTAGTAGCCGTAGTGGCCGATCGGCGGGGCGTGCCAGCGCTCCCCCGTCAGGGAGAAGTCGTTGAGCCTGACGGCGCCGGTGAGCCTACTCTGCAGGTCGGTCTCGGAGTCGGAGCCGATCCGGTCCAGGGAGACCTTCCAGTCCGCGGTGACCATCTCGGTGCGGTACTCGGTGTACGTGCTGTTGCAGGTCTTGACGGCGTAGTAGCCGTTGCGTTCGGGCTTGTCCGTGAACGTGACCGGGATGACCTGGCCTGCGATCAGCGCGTTGATGCCATCGTGGCGGGCGATGACCTGCGCCCGGGTCAGCGGCGGATACGACTCCTGCCCTTCCAGGTCGAGGCCGCGGTCGCCGCCGGACTCCGTCGCGACGAAGCCCTCCCGGAGCGGGATCCGCCCGAGCTGGATGTCGCCCCATCCGTACAGGCTCATCGGGCACGCCCCCTGTCGTAGTCCCGCAGCGCGTCTTTGATCTCCACCACGAGTTCCTGCGCGGCCTGCCTGCGGGCGGACCTGCTAGAGAAGTCGAACGTGCCGGACACGGTGATGTTCTCGATCGTGATGCTCGACGCGCCGCCGCTACCGGAGACGAGCCGCTCGAACATGGCCGTCTGCTGCGGGTCGAGGATCCGCTCCGGCCGGCGGGTGGCGTTGACCGCCATCGTCGCGCCGGGCTGCAGGAGGCCGCCGCTGTCGTACTTCGCAGCCGGCGCGAAACCCCAATGGCTGGTGAACAGGGAGTCGTTCCAGCCGCGGGCGCCCTTGCCCATGTGGACGCCGCGGCCGCCGGACGACTCGACGTTCATGCCGGCCAAGGTGCCCGCGGTGTGGCCGACCCCCGCGTTGGTGATGCCGATCATGAATGGGGACTTCAGGTTGCGGACCCAGCCGGACGGGCCGTTGTTCCCGACGAACGAGCCAGTCGCCCATCGGCGGTGCGGGCGCTCACCGCGGATCACCGACTCGATCGCGGACATCAGACCCGAGCAGTCCCAGCTGGGGTTCCCGTTGCCGGCCCACTGGTAGGGCAGCCCGTTCTGGGTCTTCACCCACGAGAGTGCCCGCTGTACGGCGGGGCCGCCCTTGGCCTTTTTGTCCTCGTTGCCGAGGAAGCCCAGCATGCCGTCGACGGCCTTGTTGGACAGGCCTTTGAGGAGGCTGCCGAAGCCGCCGCCGGGGATACGGGCGATGAGCGGGCGGACCAGGCTGCTGAGGGCTTTCTGTGCGGCTGTCTTGAGGCCGCCGATGACGAGGTCTTTGGCCCAGTCGGCGACGGATCCGATGGCGTTGCCGATGCCGGAGGTGACGGTGCCGACGATGCCACCGGAGGCGTAGTGCTGGGTGCTTCCCTGGTACCGCTGGCGTTCCTGCTGCCGGGAGGGGTTGCCGCCGGTCTTGGTTGGGTGGTCCTGGCCGAGCATGGCGTCGATGGCGCGGTGGCCGCCGAGGTGGGCCACTTGCTTCCTGGAGAGGACGCGCTCGTCAGGTTCGAGCATGGCAGGGACGATGTCGCCGGAGCCTGTGCCGGGAACGATGCCGCCCTTGTTGAAGCCCAACGAAATGACGGGGAGTGTGATCTTGCTGCTGATCTTCCCTGCGATGGTGTTCCACATGGAGCGGAGGCCGCCGTACACCTTGGAGATGACCCACTTCACCGGGTCGCCGATCTTGGATTTGATGCCGTTCCAGATCGTGCCGAGGCTGTCGCGCAGTGTGGAGAACGCGGTCTTCATGCCGTTCTTGAAGCTGGAGATCTTCGAGTTGATCGTGGAGAAGATCGATGTGACCTTGTCGCGGACGCCGTTCCACAGCGACGACCACGTGCCGGTGATCGCGGTCCTCAGGGAGGTCACCGAGTTCCTGAAGATGGCCCACGCGTTGGTGAACGAGACCTTCAACCCGGACCAGAAGCTGTTCCACCTGCTGGTGACCGCGCCCCACAAGTCCTTCCAGATCTGGACGACGCCGTTCTTCAGGTCGGTGAAGATCTGCTTCGTCTTCGACCACAAGCCCGTGAAGTAGCCGATGATCGCCTTCACCAGATCCGGGATGATGCTGTGCCCGACCAGCACGTCGTACAGGTGCTGGAACTGGTCGACGATCCATTTCACGACGGCGGTCACCGCATCCGTGAACTTCGTCAGCCAGCCGATGACGGTGGTGATGACCGGCACGAGGATGTTGATGGCGCCCGCCAGGACACCTGTCAGCAGCTGCGCCAGGCCCAAGATGAGCGGCATCAGTGGCTCGATCACCTGCAAGGCCAGGTTCAGCAACGCCGCCGTCAACTGGGCCAGTGGCGGGATCAGTGGCAGTACCGCAAGCATGAGCTGCGGGAACATGGGCGCCAACTGGCCGATGAACTGGCCCAGGGCCTGTACCGCCGGAACCAGCGCCTCCACCACCGGCGCAAGCCCCTGAGCGAGCGCGGCGACCACCGGCACCAGTTGGGCGCCCAGCGCCGACACCACGGGAGCGAGCGCCTTGACGATCGCGCCAATCAGGTCGCCGATCGGCTTCAGCAGGGGCATGACGGCCTGCACCAGACCGATGATGATGTCCCCGACATCCTTCACGACCGGCAGCAGCGCGTCGATGATCGGCGTCAGTGCCTTGCCGAGCGTGGACGCCAGTTGGGCGAGGACTGGCCCGAACTTCGTCGCCAGTTCGGTCACCACGGGCGCGAGCGCGGCGAGCAGCGGCAGCGCAGCCTGCAACACCGCACCCAACGTCGACGCGAAGAGTTTCGCAATCGAGTTGATCGCCGTGAACACCGACGTCAACGCGGCCTGCACACCAGGCATTGCGGTGATCTTCCGCAGCTCGGCGAACACCGCGCCCAGCGAACCGAGCGCGTCCCCGCCGCCGGCCGCCGCGGCCTTCATGATGTTCCCGAAGGTGGCGAAGACGTCGCCGAGGAGCTTCCCGAACTGCTTGGCGATCTCCACGCCGTTGTTGATGGCGGTCTCCAGGCCGCCCGACTTGAAGGCGTCGCTGAGCTTCTTGGCGATGGTGTCCGCCGCCCCGGCTGCCGCGGCGGTGAGCCGGGCGAACGCCGGGGACGCGGCGATGGAGATCTGGGTGAGGCCGGTGATGATCTGCCCGGGGATGCGGGTGAGGGGGCGCATCCCGGCGTTGAGGCCGTCGAACAGGGCGCGAAGCTGGCCGGTCTTCGCCAGCTCGATGACGGCGTTCGCGGCGTTCCGCGCCGTGGTGTTGAGGATCGTCGCGGTCCCCGTCAGCCCAGCGCGCAGGGACGGCAGGATGGCACTCGACAACTCCGTGAACTTCGCGGCCAGCCCCTGGAAGAGCGCGTTCTGCACGTCGAGCTTCAGGGACCGCCACGCCTCCCGCTGCGCGAGCACCGCGTCGACGAACGCGCGCGCATTCGGTGCCAGCCGGGCCAGGGCGTCAGCGGTCTTGTTCGTGGCGATCGCCCCGGAGTTCTGCGCCTCTGCGAGAGCCTTCGCCGCCTCGGCCGCGTTCTCCTGCGCGTCGGCGATCTGCCGCGCCCCATCCGTCGCCGCCTTCGCTGCTGCCGCTTGGGCGTCCGCGACGTCCCGCTGCGCCTTCGCGACCCGCTGCGCCCCGTCCTGCTGCGCACGCGCGGCCTCGATCTCGGCGTCCTTCAGGGACTGTGTCTTGTCGGTGACCTGCTGGTTGGCGTCGGCGATGTCCTGCTTGGCCTTGGTGACCTTCTGTGAGCCCTCCACGCCAGCCTTGTTGGCGTCGTCTGTCTGCTGCTGCAGCCGGGCCGTTTCGGTCTGCTGCTCGGACAGCGCCTGAGCCGCCTTGTCGTACTGCAGTTGCGCCTTGTCGAGCTCCTCCTGGGTGGCCTTCGCGCCCTTCGCCTTGACCGCGGCCAGCTCCTGCTCGGCGTCCTGAAGGTCCAGCACCTTCTGCCGTTGGTCGAGTTGGGCGTCGGTGAGCCGGTTGTTGAGGTCTTGCAGTTCTTCGGCGGCGTCCTTGCGGGCCTGGGTGAGGTCGAGTTGGGCCTGCTTGGCGGCCTTCTGCGCGTCGGCGAGGTCACGCTCGGCGGAGGCGACGGACTCGGCCGCCCGCCGGTTGGCGTCGGCGACGTCCTGCACGGTGTTCTTCAGGTTCTGCTGCGCGTCGGCGATGTCTCGGGCGGCCTTCACCCTCGCCTCGGCCGCATTGACCTCGGCGTCCTTCACCGCCTGCTGGGCCTTCGCGAGGGAGCGCTGCGCCGATTCCACCCGCCGGGTCGCCGACTCGGCTGCCCCCGCACTCTTCGTGGCCGGCGCGAACGCGGCCTTGAAGGCGTCACCAATCCCGCTGGTGCCGATCTTGACGGCCGCGAACGCGGCCCCCAGCGACAGCACAGCCGGGGCAGCAAGCGCGGCAGCCGGACCCATCTGGATCAGCGCCTGCCCGAGGGACGCCATGGTCGGAAGTGCGCCGACAGCCAGCGCTGTAAGGCTGCTCAGGCTGGAGGTGAGCGATCCAAGGCCGCCAGAGCTGCTGCCGGCGCCGCTGAGGGAACCGGTGAGTCTGGATAGTGCGGAGCGGTCCAGGTCGACGCGGACGTTCACGGTGCGGCGGCGGGTGAGGAGTGCCAGATCGTCCGCGGCGGCGCGGGTGTCCATGTCGGCAGTGATGCGGGTGGTGCGCGCCCGGGTGAGGAGGGCGAGGTCGTCGGCCGCAGCCCGGGTATCGAGGTCAGCGATGATCCGCACGGTGCGGTCGCGGGTCAGTTCGGCGAGCTGCCCTTCCGCTACTCGCCGTGCTGTTTCCTCCAGTTCGGGCAGGAGGTTGACGGTGAGGTCCCGGAACCGGGCGCGGGACAGGGCGGTCTGGTCGAGGTTGACCTTGACGTTCAGGGAGCGGTCGCGCATGAAGCGGTCGAGGCGTGTCCGGGCGTCCCTGTCGTCGAGGTTGAGGCGGACGCCGACCTCGTTCCGCTTGGACCTGAGCCGGTCCATGGCGCGGTCGTAGGCGGATTCGTCGGCGGTGACCTCGACGTATCCCTCGGCGATCCTAAAGCTACCCGCCACGTCCTACCCTCCCTGTGCCACGCTCACGAGCCCCGGGAACTGGGCCCGAAACTGGGTCAGTGAGACCTCGGCGGCCTCGCTGTTGCCGCGTCCTGCCGGTGCGGCGGTTGTGCTCGTGCGGGTTGGGGTGCTGCTCGTTGGCCGGCGTTCGTCACTCGCTTCCTCGACGCGGGCTGCCATGACGCCTGTGTAGGCGGTCAGCCGGTGCGCCAGAGCGAAGTAGCGGGGGCCGGAGACCTCTTGCTCAAGGAGGTCGATGCCGTAGATGGCGAGGAAGTCGGCGTCGATGTCGTCCTGGTGGTCGAGGACCCAGAGGATCTGGCCGAGCCGGTTAGTGACGGTGTCTGGCCATCCGTGGTCGTAGGCCCACTCGCTGAGGCGGGTCAGCCACGCCGGGCCGCTTTTCCCTCCTTCTCCTGCTTGCCGAGGGCGAGCTTGATGATGATGTCGACGATCTTCTCCAGCTGCTCCTCGGTCATCGCCCGGGACTGTTCCAGGGCCATGTAGGCGTCCTCGCCGAGCACGCGGATTAGGAGCGGGGCGGTTGCGACCTCGTGCCCGACTTCGGACGCGTGGCGCAGGTACTGGAGGGCGACGCCGCGCGGGATGTGCTTGGGGATCGTGTATTCGTCGGAGCCGATGTAGAAGAGCGGGACGCGCTCCTCTTCGACCTCGTCATCGGCGTCGATCCGGATCGGCTCGAAGTTCAGGTCGCTGGCGCCGTTGACGGGCTTGGCCGCCGCCCTCTTGCGGGCGGCGGTCGTCTGACGGGTGGTGGATGCCATGGGTGGTGCTCCTCGCTGCGGGCAGGGCTCGGCGTCGGCTACGACGTCTGGTCGATGATGTGGAAGGGGGTGATGGAGTTGCTGACGTAGTGGCCGGACAGCTTCAGCGGGATGAGCGTCTGCTTGTCCTTGGTGTAGGCGAGCTCGACGCTGTCGGTGTTGAGCATCCGGCGGCCGATGATGCGGCGGCGGAACTGGCTGGGCGCGTAGCCGTCGAGGATGACCGCGAAGTACGTCGGCTGCGTCGCGGAGCTGGTGACGTTCGGGTCGAAGCTCTTGTAGCCCGCACCGGACGCGGACGTGCCGCCGTTGAGGGTGGTCGACAGGTTCTCCAGCGTGGCCTCGGCGAGGCTCGTCTCGATGGTGAAGTCCTGCTTGGTCAGCCGGGAGCCGACGCGGAGGGTGATCTGGTCGACCTCCAGCTCGCTGTACGTCTGGTCGACGCTGAGCTTGACGCCGTCCTGAGTGCCGCCCATGTCCGTCCACGCGGACGCGGCCGGCGTGGTGTTGACGGCGGTGTCGGTCGGCTCGGTCGCACCGAACGCCCCGCTGTAGAGAGTTCCGGGGCCCTGGATGAGGTTGGTAGTCGTGACGGCCATGGGTCAGCTCTCCTTGCTTCCGGCCGCGCCGGACGTCTTCTTGGTGGTGACCGGCGGCGCGGGCGCGGCCGGGGCTTCAGGGGTCGAGCTGTCGTCGACGAGGAGGCCCTGACGCTGAAGGTCCAGGTACTCGACCTCGTCGACCTCGATCGACTGGTCGGGGCGCATCGTGGTACGGACGGTCGGCATCAGGGGTAGTCCTCTCGGCGGAGCGGGAAGCGGTGGTGGGCGTACTGCGGCAGGTGCGGCAGTGCGATGGTCTGCTCGGGCGGGATGCTCCGCGGGCATTCGACGATGCGGATGTCTCCGGTGAGGAGGAATTCCAGCTCGCCGCGGCTGTTGTGGACGATGACCCTGCCGTGCCAGGTGAGGAGGTCTCCGCCGAGGCCCGCGTCTTGGATGGCGTAGCGGCTCATGACGGGACCTCCGTCCAGGCGATGACGAGGCCGGGGATGCTGTAGCGGGCATACGACGACGGGTCGTCGGGGACCCGCCGGTGCTCGCCGGTCGTGTACGCGGACAGCACCTGCACGGCCGGGTAGCCGGTCGGCAGGGTCACCCGCTGCGGGATGGCCGGATGGTCGTAGCAGGCGGCCTGGATCGCCTCAGCCAGCGCGGCGGCCTTGTTCCACGGCGGCTTCTGGGACTGCGGGTTGACGGCCCAGCAGTCCACGCCGACCGCCGGTTCCCTGAGCGGGACGTACAGGTTGGGGGTGCCGCCTGCGACGACGAGCGTGCAGAACCCGGACGCCGCCCAGGTGGTGTTGTCCTTCGGCAGAGTGGTCGCGACACGGTCGCCGACCACGGTCTTCAGCCAGGCGGTGGCGACGAGTTCGGGGGTGGCCCGCAGCTGGAGGCTCATGCGGTCCTCCGCTGGAACAGGGCCGGACGAAGGTAGGGCTGGGCGTGTGTGCCGGGGTGGTTGACGCGCGCGACGGGATGGTCGGCGTCGGGCCAGGACAGCGCCTTCTTGTTGCGCGGCAGAATGACGTGGGCGGCCGTGCCCATCTCGACGTCGGTGGCGTAGTTGCAGTCGAGGGATCCGACGCGAAGCACCTTGTCGCGGACCTCGGCGCGCAGACTGTCGTGCAGGCGGCCGGACCGCTTCGCCACATAGTTCCGGGCGTCGCCGAGGATGTCGCGGCCGATGACGTGCTCCATCCAGTCATTGACTGCGTCATCGACGTGCGCGCGTGCGGAAGGGTCGATCCGCACACCGGATCGCGCCATGGCCGCCCTCCTCTCCAGAGAGTGGTCTCGTACTGTGGCCGCCCGGTCTCCCCGGACGTTGTGGCCGTGTTCGGTTAGGTGGTGCGCCGCAGATCGAGGCGCAGGTCTGCGGCTACGGCTACGGAGCTCATGGAGGAGATGGCATCGACGATGTACACGGCGCCGGTGCTGTCGTCCCGGATGCGGTCCTGGTCGGTGACGTCGGTGCCCGCGGTCACGCGGCCGACGGCGTAGCGGACGATCCTGGGGGTCGGGTCGTCGCGGGTCGTCACGCGGCGGCTCTGCTCCACCAGGGATGCCGGGATGCCGGTGTATCGGGGGGTGTCGGTGTCGACTTCGTCGCCGTAGCCGTCCGTGCTGGTGCCGCGGAGGATGCTGATCGTGGTCGTGGCGCGAACTAGCACGGCCCACCGCCGAGGGGGTGCCAGCGCGGATCGTTGTCGTCGAGGACCGCGTTGGTGAGGTTCATCGTCCGGGGAATCTGTCCGGCACCGGTGCGCGGCCCGATGCGCAGGGGCCGGATCCGCTTCCACGACAGGCGATCAATGCACCGCTTCGCCAGCGGCGCCAGGATGCCTGCGTTGGCGTGCAGCCACGTCGCTGACACCTGGTCCTGCGACACCGACGTGGTGTCCATGCTGGTGAACGCGTCAGGATGCTGGGTGATCCATGCCGCCTGGTAGGCCACGGCGAGCTTCAGCAGCCGCAGGTTCTTCGGGCGGATGTTGCCCACGGCCGAGGCGTCCTCGGTGGTGTCGGCGAACATCTCGACGACGGCCTGCGCCTGCTCGACCTGTGCGGGGGTGGCGTTGATGCCGGTGTAGGTGATGACGTCACTGGCGGTGGCCCACGGCATGTCAGGTCACCTGCCTGACGGATACCTCGTACACCCAGCGGCCGTCGACAGTGGCAGCGAGACGTGCATCCCCGCGCGGTGTGTGGCCGGCTTCAATGGCGGCCTGGACGGTGGCCTGCCGATAGGCGAGGTGGGTCTCCTCGTCGGGCCCGTCGGGCTCGGCCTCGAAGTCCTGACGGAAGACTCGGAGGTCAGCCGGCGTGCCGGCCGGCTCCGGTGGGGAAACAATCTCGCCGGCCTGGGTGTCACCGGCGGGGGCTTCGGGAGGCGTTGCGGTCTGCTGCTTGGTGGCGTCGTGGTGGGTGAGACGCTGGATGAGGTCGGCGCGAGCGCGTGCGGTGCCGAGGCCGCGGCGCATGCTTTCTGTCCGCAGTTCCTGCACGCTCATCTGCTCGTAGTCCACAACACCCTCATCTCGTGTGCGGTTCACCGGTGCCGCCGGGGTGGCACCCACCAATCCCCGACGGCAGTCCGAGGGGGTCCGGTTAGTCGGTGATGCGTTCGAGGATCGCCAGCGCCTTCTCGTGGCCGACGCCGAAGCCCTTGCGGGTGCGGAACTTGACCGCGAGGTCGTCGGTGGAGTCCTGGGCGCGCGCCTGGTCGGTCAGCGTCTCCGGGGCCGAGCGGTCGCCGCGCTTGAGGAACTGCCGGTTGCCGAAGATCAGCAGGTCGTTGCCGCCGGGGGAACCGAGGGCGGTCGCCGACACCTTGCAGCCGCGGGACCAGGCGACCGGAACGTTGAACAGGGTGTCCGGCGTACCCGCCCCGGTCTCCAGGAAGATCGGGCGGCCCTGGCTGTCGAGGGTGTTACGGAACGCGTCGCGCCAGCCCGGGGCGGCGATGACCAGCTGGTCGGCCTGGCTCCAGTACTTGCCGGTCTCGACCTTCTTCATGGTCGCGGACAGCTTCTCGTACAGGGAGGCGCCGGCCGACGACGCGGAGTACGAGACGTTGTCGTCGTCCCACGTCAGATAGTTGTCGTCGGCGGTGTACGAGGTCGCGGAGTTGGTGGTGCGCAGCGCCTTGTACACGGACGTGAAGGGGACGGTCGTACCATTCTCGGCGGCACTGACGGCGAGGCAGGCGTTGTCGAACGTGTCGGCGTAGCTGATCGCCCAGTCCATACCCTTGACGCGGAGCGTGTCCACGACCGAGTCGGCGTCGGCGAGGTCGTCCTCGTCGACGACGAACTGGCTGATGAAGCGGCGTGCCGTCAGCGTGATGTAGTCGTTGGCCGACGCATCGGGCGTGTACGTGGTGCCGACGGAGACGGTCAGGCCGCCGGAGCGCAGAACGCGCTTGGTGGCGGACGTCATCGTGTGAGGGCGCCCGTAGCGCTCGACGGCCGATTCGGCGAGAACGCGGGTGATGACCTCGGAGTCCCACTCGATGGGGATCCAGTTGTCGATGATGTCCGTGGAGGCGGCACCGGCAATCTGGTAGATCGGGTACAGCTTGCCGGGTTCCTCGCCCGCAGCGATGCGGGCCTTGCGGAAGCCGATGATCGAGCCGGGCTCCGGGCTGATGTTCACGGGCACGCGCGTCGGGCGCATAGCTACCTCAGGAAGGACGGGGGCTCACAGCCCGCACGGTTGGGTGGATGCCCTACCTGGGCGAACTGTGAGCGTCCCGCTCGTTCCTGCTCGAACCCTGAGGTTCGGTCAGCTGCCGCGAAGTGCCCGCTGCGCGAGGGTCTCGGCCCATCCCTTGGGCTCCGGCTTCGGCGCGGGCTTGTCCGCTGCGTCCACCTTAGCTGCGGGTACACCATTCTGGCCAGAACCACCAGCCCCATTGGACGGATTGGCAGAACGGGTGCGCTTGAAGAACTCCGGCCACTCCTGCTTGATGGCGTCGATCTGCTCGGACAGGCCGGTGATCTCGCCGTCGTCGATGTCGACGTCGTCCAGATCGATCAGCTTCATCAGCGAGTTCAGCCGCTGCCCGTTCCAGCCCGCCTCCGCCAGTGCAGAGTTGACGCCGGTCACGAGGGCCTTCGTCTTACGCAGGCCGCGCAGTTCCGCCTCCGCGGTTGCCTTCTCGATCTGCCGCTTCACCTCGGCGGCGCTCGGCCCCTGCGGCTGGTCGTCCTTCGGCGCCACAGGCTCCGGCTCGGGCTCGTCGGGCTCGACCTTGTTGCCGGTCTTCGGGTCGATGCCATGCTGCCGCAGGTACTTGCGGCGGGCGGCGGCTTCCGCGTCGGCCTTCCGTTTCCCCTCGACGAGCTTCTCGTACTCCTCGCGGGACGGCGGTGTCCAGTCGTCGGCCGGCTCGTTGTCCGGCTCAGGCGCGGCGTTCGCTGCCGGCTCCGGGGCGGGGTCGTCTCCGCCGTCGGCGTAGCAGACGAACGGGTCGCGGTAGGGGTGCGCCCAGGCGACGGCCGGACGGTGTCGGGCGAGGGTTCGGGGTGCCATGCGTTTCTCCTTCAGCTGCGGCCGGCCGCTGTGGCTTCGGCCTGTCGCCGGACGCGCGCGGACAGGCCGCGTTGCGCCAGCAGTGCGTGGGCTGCCCGGCGGCGGGCGGCGCGCGATTCGGTGGATGTTCCGTGGCCGGTGGCGATCGACCGCCACGCCTGGTCTCGGAGTAGATCCGGGAGGCTGTCCGGCCCGGTGTCCCAGTCGGGCATCCAGGGGACGAGGCGGCAGCGGCAGTTGATGTGAGCGGGCGGCCCGTCGAGCGGCGCCTTGCGGGCGCTGCGCGAGTGAGGGTCCATGGACAGGCCTCCGGGGAAGCGGCTGTCGCGGTCGGCGAGGCGTCCGGCGTAGGCGAGGCAGATGACGCAGGCGTCCGGCTCGGTCACCCACATGCCGCGTGCCCCGTAATGGTCGGCGACCTGTGCAGCGCCATCGTTGATTGCGCGATGGATAGTCCAGGCGATGGTCTGCCGCACCAGTGTGGCCGCACGGCGGGCCGCGGCGAGCCCGAGGATGACACCCCGCCAGCCACTTGAGGAGACGGCGCGTGGGGTGAGCAGCCGGGCAGCGAGCTGCAACTGTTCGGCCACCGTCTCCTGCATGCGAACGGCCACTTCTGCAACATCACGGCTCACGTCGAGGTCCGGTAGGGCGTGGTCACGGCCAGACGCCCGCCGCAAGAAGTCGACTGCATGCCGGCCCCCTAGGTGTGTCGCCTCCTCCAGTGCGTCCTCCAGCGCCCGTCGTGAGCGCACCCCAAGCCCGCTACTTGCCCGGTCCACGTCCCCGCGGAGGCCAGTCAGCAGACGTGCCAACTGCACCCCTGTACCCAGGACGGCGAGCGCGCCGAACGCCGCCACCCACGCCGTCAGGGCGACCGCGAGCAGGCCGGCCAGCTTGGCGCCTGCGCCACCGTCGGCCTGCTGCGCCGTCTGCTCCTCGAACGCGGCAGCCTCCGCCGCCTGCTCCTCCTGTACGAGCGTGGCGAGCTGCTGCGGGGGGGCGGGACGGGCCATCAGCGGTTGGCCTCCGCATCACCGAGCGTCTCGGTGGCGCCGAGGACGCCGTCGAGGAGGGCGGCCACCTGCTGCTCGCTGATGGCGCCCAATTGGACGCCGGTGCCGAGGGCCTGGACGGCGTTGCCGAGGGAGGTGAGCAGGTCGACGCGGCGCTGCAGTTCGGCGTCGTCGTCGAGGGCGGACAGCCAGGCTTCGACCATCTCGGGCGGGCAGCCGGCCTCGATGAGGGCGCGTTCACGTGGTACTCCTGCGCCGATCTTCGCGTCGACGGTGGCCCAGCCTTCACTGTCGTCGCGGTAGTCGGCGGGCTGCCAGCGCACGGTGACGGTGACGTCGTCGTAGCCCAGCAGGCGCAGCGCGAACTCGAACGCGTCCTGGTGGGTGGCGCCGAAACTCCGCTGCCGGGCCTGTACGCGCGCGGTGAGGGCGGCGCGGGCCTCACGGCGCGCCTCGCCGGAGATGGCGTCGCCAGTGGAGTCGAACTCCTGGAATGGCGTGGACGTGACCTGCGCCATCGCCTTGACGTACCGGTCGAACGGTGCGAGGTACACCTGCGGGTCCGCGGCGGCGAACTGGCCGACACCCTTCAACCCTTGCAGCATCCACAGTTCGCCCGGATCGTTCCGCAGCTGCGACGGATTCAGCGGAGACTCAGGGTCGCCGTCGAGATCCTCGGGGTTGTCCGGGTCGAAGTCGGCCTGCGCGCCGGACTGGTCGACCGCGGGATCGATGAGTCCGTACCGCTGCGGCAGCGACTGGAAGTCCACCGTGGCCAGATGGCCGAGGACAAGCTTGTTGATGGCGGCCTGCGGCCCGTAGGCGGCATAGTGCTCGGGCCGGCCATAGGGGCGGCCAGTGCGGTAGTGAAAGAACGGGATTTCGTCCCACGGGTTGGGCAGTATCCAGTCCTGACCGTCGGCGTCGAAGTGCTCCCACTTGTCCTGCTTGCCTGAGTGCTTTCCCTTCCATACCCAGCGCTCGATCCGGGCCGGCTCCTCCATGCTGGTGGCGCCGTAGTACAGGTCTGCGCGGATCTGCTGCTCCTTGCCGGAGCCGACGCACCATGACTTGATGGCCAGCTTCTTGCGGAGCGGGTTCTCCTCGTCGTAGATCACGCGCACGGTGGCGGCGGAGTTGACGAACATGTCGACTGCGGTCACCGTGCCCTGGTCGTCGAGGGCGGGCCACACCATCAGGTAGGCGTCGCCCTGCGAGCAGGCGCGGACGTGGAGGCCGGGGAGTTCCTCGTCGAGTTCGTTCCGCTTGACCAGGTCGGCGATCTCGGCATCCAGATCGTCATCGGATGCAGTGATGGCGGTGATGTGGAGTCGGTCGGTGACTGCGGTGACGGGAATGCGCGCGAAGTTGATCTCGTCGAGTTCGTCCAGGTTGGATTTGGCGAGCATCTTCGCCACCTTGTCGGACGCGAAGATCTCATCGACGTCCCCGTCGAAGTACGCCTCCGCCTTCGCATAGCCGGGCCGGGCCTCGACGAGTTCGGCGTAGGCGGCCACGAGATCAGCAGTACCGGCCATAGGTCACCTCGGGCTCACGGAACGGACCGCGGCCTTCGGCCGGGCGGGGGGCTTCAGGAAGCGCAGGACCGCATTGCCGACGGTGTCGACAAGGTCGTCGTTAGGGGCCTTCGGGAAGGCGACCATCTGCTCTTCGAGGGCGGGCAGCGGCTCGGCATGCATGACCCGAGTGGGGATCAGCTGGTACAGGTTCAGGAGACGTTCGGCGCGCGTCTCCTTCTTGTCGCTGTTGGAGAAGGTGACGACCTTGACGGGCAGGTCATGGAACACCTCAAGCCACAGGTCACCGCCCTGGTTCGACTCGACGAGAATCGCGCCGATCTCCGGGAACGATTCAAGGATCTGCAGGACGCGGGTGCGCAGCTCCTTGCCCTTGAGCTTCACGGCCTGCGCGAACTTGACCAGGCAGCGTGCTGGGCGGCCGTCGTCGGCGGGCGCCCAGCCGACGACGGACAGGCCGGTGAAGTCCGATGTCTTCTTGGTGGTGACGGCGCCGTCAACGGACAGGTAGGTGCGGGCGGTGGGGAACGCGCCGTAGGTGAAGTCGTCTTCGGACCAGTAGGCGCCGTCGGCGGCCATCGGATCGTTGAGGTAGTTCTTCCGGAAGCTGCGGGTGTGTTCGATCTTCTTCAGGAAGTCGAGCGGCCACTTCGACGGCCACATGGACCGCTCGCCGCCGAAGTCGTCTGTGACGATCGGCAGATGGTGGTGGACCCGGAACTGCTGCTCCCCCACCCAGGCGTTGCCTTCGGCTCGCTCCCCCTTGCCCCACTTCACCAGCTGGTGGGTGATGCTTCCCGGCATCGTCACCGTGCCGCTGAGGACCACCCTCGCGTAGATGTTCAAAGGCAGGATGGCGTCGGTGACGGTCTTCAGCCGCTTGTCCGCCTGGTATGCCGAGTAGCTGGATTCATCCGGCTCCACATCGTCCAGGAGCAGCAGGTCGGGGCGCCGTTCGCCGACCTTCATGCCAAGGCTGGATGCGTCGATACCCTTCGCCGCGAACACGAACCCGTTGGACCGGATCACCATGTGCTTCGCATCCGACTCCGACGCACCCGACGGGCGGCGGCCGGCCGAGCACAACTTGGGGAAGTCGCGGCGCAGCGCAGCGTTCTGGTCGACTTCCTTCCGGAAAGTGCCCAGGTGCATTTCCGCCTGCGGGCCGGAGTCGGCGAACACGGCGGCGAACTTGACGTGCCCGTGCGCGGCCGCCCACAGCGGCAGGATGAACAGCATCCACGTCGACTTGCCGGTATCCCGGGGGGCGAGGAACGCGTCCCGCTGCTCCATCGGCGCGGCCGGGGGAATGGCCCACTGCCGGGCGAGGCGCACCCATTCGAGGTGGGCGTCGGCGAAGGTCACGCGGCCTTCGGGGTCGCGGAGGTGGTGCAGGCAGTACAGGACGGCGAACAGCAGCGGGTCGAACCGTGTGGCCTCGATGCGGGCTTCCCGGTATTGGGGGCTGCCGTCGATGAGGCGTGCGTCGATGCCGGCGACCCAGGCGGTGAAGTCGAACGTCTCCGCGTTCGCGCCCAGGTCGTAGGGGTCGGCGATGCGCAGCTGATCGACGGCGCTGGTCACTCGCCCGACTCCCGTTCGGCGCGCAGCCCTTCGACGACGGTGGCGTTCTTGGCGCGCATCTCGGCAACGAGTTCTTGCAGGGCAACGTCCTGCTGGGTGGTTTCGGTGACGGTCGCTTCGACGCGGGTGGGGGCATCAAGGCCGAACAGCTTACGCAGCTGCTCCACGTTCCTGGACCGTTCGCCTTCGATCTTCACGAGGCGGTCGATCGCGGCGAGCACAGGCCCGTAGTCGGCGAGGGGCTCACCTTCGAGCATGATGACGCGGCCGTTGTTGACGGTGATGTGGTGCTTCTCCAGCACGCCGAGCGCGACTGCTTCGAGCCTGTCGAGGCGCGGCAGGGCCGCTTCGATGCGTTCGAAGACGATGGCCCGATAGGTGTCGATCTTCGGGTCGACGCGGCGGGCGCCCTCCTCGCGGACCAGGTCGCGGACCGTACTGGAGCTGATGCGGTGCCCGCCAGTAGGCCCGTTGGGGTCCTGGGTGAGGTCGTCGATGGCGCCGTTGCTCATGCCGCGGGCTTTGAGGTCGAAGACGATTTCGGCGAGCCGCCAGCGTTCGGCAGTGTTGCGCCGCTTGTACGGGCCGGGCCCCGCCTCCACCATCCCAACCTCCCCAATGCCGTGGATTCCTCAGAATCACACCACCCTCACCTTCGAATCGTAGGCCATAGGGTCGCATTAGTCGCCCACTCCCCTACCGCGACACCCGGCGCGGGCGCACCATGGAAGGCAGAACGGCGAGGGAGGCATGGATGGTCAGCGCACGCGGAGGCCGCTACGGCTTCGTTTACCGATCAAGGCAGTCCGTGTACCGAGCCCTACGCCGCAAAGGCGCCAGCAAGTCGAAAGCCGCCCGCATCAGCAACGAAGGCTTCACCCGTGCAGGACGATCCCTCATGGCGAAGAAGGCGGCGAAGACCCGGCGGTCGCGCGGCCGTCGGCGGTAGCATCCCCGCACCGCACGCAGGGGGTGTGTGCGGCCTGTTGGGGGGTTGTGATGGGGGTTCGCCTTTCTGGCGGTATCGGCCCACTGAGGGTGTCGGTGCCAGTAATCGGGGGAGGCGGCGCGAATGCGGCCGTCGGCCTCTTCGCGGTGATGATGAAGGGGGTCGTCTACCTCGTGTGGTTCGAGCTCGTCCTGTGCTGGTACCTGCTTGTCGGGTGCTACTGGCTACTGCGGGCCGTGTACTGGGAGGCGCCGCGGGCCGGTTGGCGGTGGTGGCAGCGACGGCAAGCGGTAAACAGCAGTTGAACAACACGAAGGCCCCGGTCCGGACGGCGGATCGGGGCCTTCGACGTGCGCGGGGTCAGGCGTTGCGGGTCACCGTGGCGTGTTCCCAGACCTTGCCGTTGAGCTGGTCAGGGTCTCCGGGGTTGACGGTCAGCTCACCCAGCTCGCCGCGCACGATGGCGCGGACTTCGACGACGGGGCCTTGTTCGGTGTGAACGTGGTCGCCGATCTGGAAGTCGTCGGCGGGGATCCGGAGTTCGGTCATGGGGTTCATCCTGTCGGGTTGGGCGATGTATTTGCTTCGTCGTCCTCAACTGCCTTCGTGCAGCCTCGGCATGGGGTGATGGCGCCGAGGGGGTAGCCGCGTTCGAGGTAGCCGGTTTTCCCGCAGGCTGCTTCGAGGAGATCCCACCAGCGTTCATCGATCGGGCGTTTCGTGCGGTGGTAGGTGCGGCCCTTGACGAACCGGACCTGCTTGATCGGGTACAGCTCGGCCATCGACGGGGCGGGTGGTGCGGTCATCAGTCCTCTTCCTCGTCCTGGCTGGTGTCGCGGTCGCCCCACCAGCGGTCCCAGTCGGCGGCCTCTTCGACGGTTTCCTCCCACGCGGGGAGCTGCTGGGCGGTCATGCGGCGAGGGCGAGCTTGGCGGCGACGAGCTTGTAGGCGGGCTTGCGGGGCCGGTAGGCGATCGCGATGAGGGCGACCTGCTGGGGGGTGTAGCGGACGCAGTCCCGCATGTGGCGGCCGGCATGGATGCGGCCGGGGGTGCCGTGGATGGCGAGTTTGGCGGCGGTCTTGCGGAGGGTTCCGGCGACGGATGCGGCGTCGCGGTGGTTGAGGCCCTGGGCCATGCAGTGGGAGGCGAGAGTACCGGTGCCGTTGCGGTGGATGCGGGCGTCGGCTCGGGTGGCGGCGGCTCGGGCCTTCAGGGTGGCGCGGCGGGTGCGGTTGGACTGGAGCATGGTTCCCCCTCTTGCTTGCTGTCTATTTTCTAGACACTCAAAGCATGACACACCCCGGGTCCCACGTCTATTCCGTAGACACTTCGCGTCTATGAAGCAGACGAGCGCCGTGAGACGATGCCCCAATGACCACCGACTGGGAGAAACAACTCGCCCGCCGCGCACAGGCCGTAGAGCGTGCCGATCAGCAGCGCGACGAAGACATCGCCGCCGCACGCCTCGACGGGCACTCGTTCCGCGAGATTGGCCGATGGGCCAAGGTGAACCACGAGCGAGCCCGCACCATCGCCATCCGCATCAACGGCGACTCCCGCACCCGCGCGGAGCGGACCTCAACGACAGCGGCCACGCCGCACGGTGAACTCAGCTGGGGGCCCGGTCTCCCGCCAGTCGAGGAGCAGCCCACCCACCGGAAGCCGGAGCGCCCGGTGGGCAGCGAGGAGAACGCCGGATGAGCCCCGCCCCCGGCACCACCCGCTACCTGTGTCCGCTCGAATGCGGCTGGCACCACGACGTTCCCCCACCCAGCGTCGAACGGGTCGCCGAGCTGGGCGTCACCGCCGACCCGGCCGCCCGGGACATCCACGAGGCGATCACCTCGGTTGCGCACCGGGCGACCTTCGCCGAGGCCCAGCGGACGGAGACGGCGCTCCGCGAACACCTCGACACCCACACCACCGAGCAGTACGTCCGCGTCATCCGCGACCTGCGAGTCGAGGTCGCACGCCTGAAGGATGCTGCAGAACACGCACCCAGGTAGCCCGCCGCACGCCGAAGGGCCCCGGCCGAGGAACCGGCCGGGGCCCTGTCGCATCCGGGGAGCCCGGCCGACGCCTCAGTCCCGGTTGATGGTCTTGGACCAGACGGCGCGGGTGTGGGTGATGCGGGTTTCCTGGTGGACGTTGCCGGTGTACGTCTGGTGGATTTCGGCGGGTGCGGCTTCGCCGGTCCGGCGAACGAGGCGGGCCACGGCGAGGATGGGCACGGCCACGATCGCCGGGGCCGCACAAACCATGCCGATGACCGTGGGGTTGGCGTAGCCCGAGGCGAGCATCACGCCAATGGCGATCGCACCGGGTGGGATCGTGGCGGCGGAGGCGGACAGCATGACTGTGCTGGCGTCGACGGCCCTCTGTGACATGGGTGGCCGTTCGGGCTTCAGGGCGGGCGGGCTGATGCCGTGTCGCCTGGCTTCGTGGAGGGCGTTGTCGATGGCCGCCTTGATGACGGCGTCGGTGAGCGGGTTGTCGGCCTGCCCGGCCGCGGTGGCGGCGGGCGGCTCGGGCAGGACGGTCATGGCGGGTGGGTTCTCCTAGTCGATTTCGCCGGTGCCGGAGCACACGGAGCAGGGGACGTTGGTGGCGCCGTGGATACGGCTGTCGATGCTGTGGCTGCCTTCGCCGTCGCAAGCGACGCAGGGGTTGACGGGTTCGGGCTGGTAGTCGGGGTCGGGGTCGCCGCCAGGCGTGTTCCAGTCCCAGGCGGCTCCGATGGCGGCGGCTTTCGCTGCGGCGACGGTGTTGGTGGCGGTGCCGGTGATGGCGGCGGCAGCCTTCTTGATCGGCCGCTTCAGGGCGCGTTTCGCGGCGTTCTTCCGGCGGCGCGCAGCAGGCTTGATGATCTTCTTCCAGTAGACGTCGCGGGCGGCGCGCTTGAGGTCGTCGAGGATGACGTCGGGGTGGAGCACGCCCTCGAAGGCGACGCCGCCGATAACGATGTGGAAGGTGTCCTCGTCTTCGGCCCGTTGGCGGCCGGTTGAGGCGGCCTGGATCTGCTTGAGGTCGCCGAGGGTGAGGGGGGTGGCGTCCCAGCTATGGGACTGCCAGCAGTTGCCGCGGACGGGTAGGGCGTCGATCCATCCGGCGCCGTCGAGGGTGAAGGCTTCGGAGCCGCATTCGGGGCACAGTTCGGGGTGCCCGTTGATCGTCATGGACTGGATCTTCAGGGTGAGCATCTCGCCTCCTTTCGGTCTGTCTGAGGTCTGTCACGGGCGGTAAAGCAGCAGGTGGGAGGTCTGCCGCAGGTCTGACACGTCCTACCGTTGGGGTGGCTGCCTTGCTGGCCCTGGCAGACCTGTGTCAGACCTGCGACCTGCGGTTATCCATGCGGAGGTAGACCTGTGTCAGACCTCAAGGTCGGACATTCCGGGCGGCAGTGATGTCGGTGAGGAGATAGCCGGGGGTGCGCTCCCCGTCCGGCCCGGTGACCCGCTTGACGTCCAGGTCGACCCCGAGGGCCTCGATCTCGTCCTTCAGGATCTTTCCGACGCGGGTGGTCCAGCCGCGGTCCGTCTCGCCGTCCTGCCGCCCGTACTTGGCGCTGTTCGTCGCAGCGAGCGCGGCGAACACTTCGGCGTTCGTCGCTCCCCCGCGGTCGGTGGATCGGGCGATCGCCTCCAGCCGCTCCAGGAGGGTGACGCGGACGATGCGCCCGTTGCCGCGCTCACCTCCCGCTGCCGACGAGACTCCGGTCCAGGCGATCAGCTTCTCCTCGATGGGGTCACGCCACTGGCCAGGAAGGCGGCCAGCCACCTTCCGCAGTTCGTAGGCGTCGGCAATGATCGGCGGCTTGTCATCGTCGTCGAGGAAGAAGCTGCGCAGGGACACGGTGCCGAGGTCGGGGGACTTGAACCAGAACCGGCCGGGCTGGTTAAGCGGGATGAGCGAGGCGTCGTAGCCCTGGCCGGCCATGCCGTCGCCGAGGATGGTGTTCGACGCCTGCGGGGATTCGGTGTTCATGGATGCCCGCGAGATGAGGTTCTGCCGCAGACGGGCGGGTACGACATCAACCTCGGGTACCTGGGTGGCACACACCAGCAGCACGCCGAGGCTGGCGCCGACGGCGGCGATCTGACACAGGCTCTCGATGATCTCGTCGCGGAAGGCGCTGGTGAACTTGGCGGTGTAGGTGGCGAGCTCGTCGATGTCGATCAGCTCGATGCCGCCGATCTCTTCGATCAGGTCCTCGGTGAGCTTGGACTTGCCGCGCTCGTCGAGGAAATCGGCCCTCCGGTCCATGTCCTCCAGGACGGCCCGCAGGAACAGGGCGAGCCGCTCCGGGTTCTTCTTCACGAACGTGGACAGGATCCGGGCGGACGCGTTGTGCTCGCCGGATGCCTTGCCGTCGAAGAGGCGCAGGTTGACGCGGACGTCCTTGGCTGCGCCGAGGTTGAGGTTGGCGATGAACACGCCCTTGCCGCGGCGGGTCGCGCCACCGACGAGGATCATCGTGTCGCGGACGCGTAGCCACACGGTGTTGCCGCGCTTACCGAAGGCGATGGGAGCACCCTCGTTCCACAAGTCGAGCGCGCCCTTGTGACCAATGAGTGGGGACAGGTGGGCGCTGGCGAACGGGTCTTCGCTGGCCACCCAGATCTGCAGCAGCGTCTCCACGTTGCCGACAGACAGGTCGAGCCAGTCGGAGTGCACGCCGAGCGCGGCGGCGATCTGCTGCTTCTTGCCGACGGCCACGGCCGCAGGGATGCCGGACGGAGTGTGGACGGCGTAGGCGATGCCGGGGCCTTCCTGGTGGGGGATGCCGACGCCGCGGATTTCCTCGCCGCGCTTCTCCGGGACCGCGCCGGCTTCGACGAGAACGCGCCGCATCGTCTCCTCACCGAGATGCGAGGTGCGGGTGGGGGCCTGGATCGGAGCCACGGCGGGCTCGTCGGGGCGGCCGTGCCAGGCGCCGGTGAAGAGAAGGGCCAGGGCGAGGATGAGCTGCACCCACCAGCTGCCCATGGTCACGGCGGCCGTGGTGCCGCCGACGACGATCAGTCCGCTGATGCCGGTGCGGATCCAGTGCTGCCGCTTGTGGGCCCGGTACTCCGCGCGCAGAACACTACGGAGCGCGCGCGCCTTCGCCTCATCGGCGGCCCGGCTGGAACCCCGCGGCTGCGCCTTGGCCTCACGGATCATCTGCTTGGCGGTGGCGAGCTGCTGCCGGTAGTCGTCCTGCCGGGCCTCCCACCACCGCAGGCACAGCCGCCGGTAGCCGCGCACCGACCAGCCCAGGTAGTACGGCGAGTGCGTGGCGTGGAAGCGGATCGCATCGGCGGTGTTGTCCTTCGCGTACACGACCCACTGCCGCAGCTGCTCGCCGGACATCATCCAGGCGGGGCGCGGGCGCTTCTCGAACTCGAAGACGCGGGGCGCCGCGGGCTCCTTGGTGAGGGTGGCGGTCAGCTGCTCCCACTCCGGGTCCGGGGTGTTGCTCGGGGTCGTCTCGATGCTCACTTCTGGTCCTTCTCGACTGTGCGCTCGATGCGCGCCTGGGTGCGGGCGAGGGGGCTCGGCGGGGGTGCGTCGCCGGGGCGGCGGACGGGCGGTGTGCCGCCGTTGTTGCGGCGTCCGTCGGGGGCGTCGGGGTCCTTCTTGGCGCGAGGGGGTCGCTGGGAATTGATCTGCGACAACGAGCCCAGAACGGGGGCGTCGGTGACGGTGCGCATGTGGGCCTGCGCGGCGCGCGACTGGGCTTCGATTTCGGCGCGGATTCCGACCGTCTTGCAGCCCGTCACGAGGAGCCACGACTCGGCCCAGATCTGGTCGGTGACGAACCTGGAACCGCGGGCGGAGCGGATCGCGTCGGCGACCTCCCACACGTCGGGATGCTTCGCCTCACGGTCTGCATCCTTGCGGGCCTGCTCCTCCTCAGCCGCCTTCTCGCGAGCGGCCTTCTCGAACGCTGCCTTCTCGTCGGCGGCCGTCTTCTCGACTCGCGCCTTCTCGCGGGCGGCTTCCGCCTGGGTCTTGGCGCGCTCGGCCGCCCGACGCTCGCGGGCGGACGGGATGCCGTCGGCCTTCTGCGCGATGCCGTGCTCGTAGGCCATCAGCACGATCGGACCGCCCAGCGAGGCGATGGCGCCGATCAGGCCGGCGTTGAGGCCGATCGCCGGATCCGTCATGCCGCCGTACAGGTTGACACCCGCAGCGATCGCGGCGCCGACCATGATGCCGACACGGTAGGGGCGGACATCACGCCGGTGGGCGACCGCCCACGCGGCACCAAAGGCGAGGACGAGCGCGAACCCTTCGAGCAGCGCCGGGGCGGCGATGAGGAACTTCCGGGCGGGGTCCCAGAAGTGCATGAACTGCACCGGCGCGGCGATGATCAGGCCGACCGCGTAAATGCTGCGCGCCCCCCACTTCCACCAGCGTTCCGAGCGCTGCTGCTCCTTGGCGCGCTGCTTCTCCTGCGCTTCCTGGTCGGCGGCAGCCTTCTCGGTCTTCTCCTCGTCGGCCTTCGACTTGGCGATCTCGGCGGCTTTCTTGGCAAGGTAGGCGTCGTGATCGACCTGCTTGCGTTCCAGGGCGATGCGGGCCCGCTCGTTGGTGAGGCGCTCCTTCTCGGCCTGTTCGGCGGCCAGGGTGCGGGCGGCGTCGGCCTCACCCGCAGCCTTGATCTTGATGGCTTCGGCTTCGGCGTCGGCGCGGGTCCGGATCGCCTCCGCCTCGGCCAGGGCGCGCGGATCAAACCCGGGCGTGTGGCCGTTGAGCTTCTTCTCGACGGATGCGGCGGTCACGGTGGATCAATCCCTTCAGAGTTCAGTGGCGGTTGTGCGAGTGGACGGGCCGGCGGCGGGCGGATGCGATGAGGGCGACGACGGCGGCGAGCAGCAGTACGGCTGGCTGGGCGAGGACGGTGAACGCCCCGGTCGCCGCGATGTTGATCGGGACCGCGGCGGCAGGCCACAGGCCGACGAGTAGGAGGTAGGCCCCGGCGAGCAGCCAGAGAATCGGGTGACGGCGCATGACGATCCCTCTCGGGGTTGATCGGATGGGGTGTGGTGCCGGGTCGGATCTCCAGGGCGGGCGTCCCGCGGGGGACGTCCGCCGAGGGCTACCGGCTCAGCGCTCGTCGTCGTCGCTGGTGGGCGGCGTCGGGAGGGTCATGGGGAAGGTGACGGTGTAGTCGCCGTCGTCCTCGTAGTCGATCTCGCTGCCGGTGTTCGGGTTGGTGGCCATGTCGGGTTCCTCTCGGGTCAGGTGGTGCTGGTCACCACCAGCTGGATTCCTTCTTGGGTTCGATCATGTGGGGCGGGTGGTTGCCGCCCATGTGGCTCAGGCAGGGCTGGCAGTCCTGGCCGGGTGCGAGGCTTCGGTGGATGTCGGGGTCGTAGGCGTGGGTCCAGCACTGGCGGCACTGGCCCGGCGGCACCGGCTTACGGAGCGCCATCAGCGGGCGTTGGCCTTGTGCTGGTCGCCCATCTGCTGGGCACTGTGACGGCTGTTGGTCACGTAGCCGGTTGCGCCGCACGAGCACCGGTACTGGTAGCCGCGGTTGCCGCGGCCGGGCCAGACGGAGACACGGTGGCTCTTGCCGAACATGCGGTGTCCTCTCAGCCGGTGATGGTGACGTTGGTGGCGGGCCGGTTCTGCCGGGCGAGCTCCTTGCCGATGGCGACCTGGGCGTCGCGCTTGCTGACGAACGGGTCGTCGATGGTGGCGGTTTCGGAGATCTCCTCCCGCGTGCCGGTCTTCAGGTTGGTGACGGTGGCGGTGAACTTGAACGTGCGGCCCATGAGGGCTCCCTCGGATCGGTGGATGAAATCGGTGCTGGTGGTGCTGGGCGCCGCACCGTGGGTGCGGCGGCCGGCAGAACCAGAGCCGGGATGCTGTGGCACGGGCGGGGGAATCCCGCGCCACGGCAGTCGGGGGGTCAGGCGATGGTGTGGATGGGGGCGCGGCGGGCTTCGCGGACGGGCCCGACAGCGGGATTGAGGTGGGCGGCGAGGCGTTCCAGCTCGCAGGCCTGGGCCTCGCCTTCGTCCCACCGCGCGTGGTACTGCTCCAGGGCTGGAACCGGGAGCCGGGACAGGGATTCGTCGGTGCGGAACTTTTCGACGCGCCGCACACCCGGCGCCAGCATCTGCGCGGCATGCACGAGTTCGTGAATGACGGTCCTGTCGACCTCGGCCGGTTCGTCGAGGTGGGCTTGGGCGTTGACGACAGCGAGGACCCGATCCAGGCCGTACAGGGTGCAGCCGTACAGGACTGACCCGTGCGCCTCGCCCGCGAGGAGGCGAGTGAAGTAGCTGTCGGTGACGAGGAGTTCCACCCCGCGCAGGCGCACACCGAGTTCGTTCTCGACGAGGGCGGTGCTCTGCTCGGCGATGGCGCACACCCGGTCCAGGATCGGGCGGCGGGCCGGGCCGACGGCGTAGGTGTTGACCTGCACGGGGGACTCCTCTCAGGATCGGATCAGGCTGCGGCGGATGAGGTACGGGGTCAGGGGGTGAAGCCGCGGTCGACGAAGCGGCGGTGCGATCGGCGGGTGAGGAAGCGAGCCATCCGCTCGGACCGCGCAGGGCGCTCCGGAGGGGCCAGAGACGCATCGGAGTCGCGCTGCTCGGGCGGGGTGCCGTAGTACGGGCCGAACACGCGGACGTCGATCCGGTCATCGGCCATCAGGCCACGTCCCCGAGGGCGGAGCCGTACAGCTCGTCGGTGAGCGACGGGGCGCCCTTGTTGGCCTTGTCGTAGGCCGCAGCCTCGGCCCGCAGCGCCTCCCGTGTCCGCGAACTACGGGCGGACAGGTAGCGGCGGATCAAACCCTCGCGGTACGCCGCATCGGACGACGGAGCGGAAGTAATCAAGGTCAGAGACATGGGGGTAGCCCTTCAGGATCAGCAAGTGGGTATGGGGGTGGTGCGGGATGGTGTGGCTGCGGGCGGAGACGGGGGTTGTCGATCCGCCCGCAGCCGGACTAGGGGGCTAGCGAGGCCGGGACTCGGAGCGCCGGTTGGCCTCAGCGACCTTGCGGGACAGGGCGTCGTGTCCGGCGTCGTCCAGGCGGAGGACGAAGCCTGGATGTCCGCCGCGGGGCCGCTGCGGCAGCGCGTCCTTCGTCTTCTCGTGCTCAGCCACGCTGCTCACCGCCGTCCACGACCACGAGGAACGCATCCGCGGCGAGATCCATGACGACCTCGGCGGGCAGGCCCTCACGGCGGCGCTCGGCGGCGAATTCCTCCGCCGGCCAACTACCACGCGGGGCAGACGCCGGGAACGACTCCAGGACGCGGCGGGACGGCTTGACCGGGCGGGACGTGCGGACCGGGCCCTGCGCCTCGAAGTGCGCGGCGCGGTCCGCGGGAGACAAGGTGGTCGTCACCGGAACCACCGCCGCTTCGGCTTCGGCGGAGCCAGCAGCTCGCAGGCCCGGCTGTGGAAGTCCTCGTGCAGACGACCCCAGAACCAGAACAGCTCCGTCGTCGACGACTGCTTCGCCAACTCCAAAGCCTCCACAGCCAAGCGGGCAAACGCCTCAGCCTGCGACTGCGGGTCAGACGACTCCAGCGCCTCAGCCACCGGAGCGAGGAGCGTGATCGGGAACGTGGGGGTTGCGGCGGTGTCGGTCATCAGGCCACCTCTCGATTCTGGAAGGTCTCGACGACTGACGCGGGGATGCGGATCGCGCCGCCGCGCACGCTGGCGCCGCAGGTGCAGGCGCGGCCGTATCGGATGGCCTCCAGCTCTCCGCTGTTGATCCACCGGTAGACGGTGGACGGATGCGTGCGGAGTGCGGTGGCGACCTCCTTGACGGTCAGCACGGGTTCAGCAACGACGGGATCCACGACCCCCTCCTCTCAGTCGGTGAGGCGAATACGAGGACCGTACTGCCTTTCGTGAAAGGTAGCAAGCTTCTCCGCACATGACTACTCCCCACCAGGTCACTTACTGTGAAGAGCGATAAGGTTCCCGAGCTGCGAGCAATGAGGGGTATGTCATGGCGAGTGACGAGTGGGTCAGCGCATCAGCGCCATACGTGGCTCCACGTCACAACGGGGCGAGCGACGCATGGACCGAAGAGGCCACCAAGCGCGGCCAAAAAGGCGGCCAGAAACTTACGTTCGCTGGCGAGATATCAGCCCCAGCAGCAGTAGCGGATGCCTTCGGGCTCAACGAAGGCGACTCCACGATCGTGCGGCGGCGCGTCATCACGCTGGACGACGAGCCGATCGAACTGACGGACACGTACTACCCGGTCGCCATCGCGGCGGGAACCCCGCTCGCCGAGCCTCGCAAGATCAAGGGGGGCGCCGTCACTCTCCTCGCCCAACTCGGCCACAGCCCGGACCGGATCCATGAAGACGTGAGCGCCCGTATGCCGAGCCAGGGCGAGCGAGACGCCTTGCGCCTGAGCAGTCGAGACCCAGTTCTCATACTGCGCCGCGTCACCACCGACACGGAGGGAGACCCCATTCAGGTCGACCTCATGACCATGCCCGCCAGAGGGCGGCACCTCAACTACGAAATGCAGGTGAATCGATGACCCCTAAGGCGGCACCGGGAAGCCCCGACAGGCGCCCACTGCACGAGCGGATCGCGGCCGACCTCCGCGAGCAGATCATGTCCGGCGACATCGAGCCGGACGGCGACCTGCCATCGACCGAGCAACTGAAGGCTCGGTTCGACGCGTCAGGAGCCACCGTGCAGAAAGCGCTCGGCCTCCTTAAGGATGAGGGTCTTGCAATCGGCCGCGCTGGAGCGTCAGTCAAGGTGCGCGCGCACCGCCGCCAGGTCATGCACCCTGCCGCATACTCGGCACCGGCTGCCCCTGGCGAGACGTACCGATGGATCTCCGAGGCAGAGAACCGCGGGCAAGCCGGTAGGAGCACCCTCCGGGAGGTAGTCGAGGTCATCCCGCCGGCCGACGTGCGAACTGCGCTGGGGCTGATCGAGGGCGAGAAGGCTCTGCTTCGCGAGCAGGTTCTATTCCTCGACGATGAGCCGTGCGAGCTGGTGAAGTCGTACTACCCGCTGGAGTTGGCGCGCGGTACGGCGATGATGCACAAGAAGAAGATCCGCGGCGGCACACCGGCACTGCTCGCCGAGGCCGGGTACCTGCCGCGCCGAACCGTTGACAAGGTGTCGGCATGCATTGCAACGCAGGAGCAGTACGAGGCCCTACAGCTGCCGACCGATCTGCCGATCCTCCGGACCTTCCGCATCGTGCTCAGCGACGACGACCGGGTAATCGAGGTGACCGAGATGGCGAAGGCGGGGCACCTCTACGAGCTGCAGTACGAGTACTGAGCAGCCCCGGGACAGCCCCCGACGGTGATGGTCGGGGGCTTTTTGGTGGCCACTTCAGTCGAGCACCTTGCTACCTTTCGCGAATGGTTGCTAGTGTCCGGTGACGTGAGCCACACGGCGCGTAGCCGACTGGAACACAAAGAACGGCCGAGGTGCGTCAACACCCCGGCCGTCGAAGTCATCAGCGGCGCCAACCGCTGACCAGCAACTCAACCCTTGCGAGATTGGAGCTCTGCCCATGAGCGTAGCGCCTTCCCTCTCCCCCGCCCAAGTCCTCGACTCCCCCCTCAACGACCTGCTCACCGTGGCGGGCGTCGAACTCGTCGACAGCTCGATCACCGACCGGACGTTCTTCGGGGCCGTCGTCCAGCGCAAGGGCGGCGAGGTGCTTCTGACGATGCCGACCGGACGTAGCGAACTGGAGCACGACACTGTGGCGCGCTACCTCATTGCGCAGGCCTTCGACGTCGACCTGCCCGATCTGCCTCCGCCGTTCCTCACGACGGTTGAGGTCTGACCATGGCGGAGCAAGGAAACATCACCGGCATGGAGGGTCATGTCTACGTCGTGGAGTTCGAGTCACGAATGATCAAGGTCGGATACTCGGCCAAGCCGGAGAATCGATTCAGGGGGTACATCAAGAACGGAGTCCTGTACGGCAACCCGGTGACGCGTACATGGGTGTCACCCGCTCATTTCGCCCCGCAGCGCAATGAGCGGTTGCTGATCGAGTTCTGCACCGCGAACGGCACGCTCGCCAGCGGCGGGCGGCGGGGCGAGTACTTCAACGGCGTTTCGTTCAAACAGGCGCAACGCTTCGCGGCGTCCCTCGACTTCGTCCCATTTGACCGAGAGCGCTGGGAGCGCGACAACGCCGACAGGCTCGCGGCCCTCCGAGACCTCTGGGGCAGCAACTCGCGGAGCCGCCTAGTCCACCTGCCCCCGTCGGCGGGAGTCCCCCACGGCACGCTGGGAGAATGGTTCGAGGCGGCCCGCCAGGAGGATCCTTCCTCTGACCTTCCCGAACTCGTAGCCGAGCTGTTCGACGTGGACTTGGACGATCTCCTGGCGATATCTCCAGGCGTCGATCAGCAGGTGCTAGCGCACGTCGCCGAGGTGGTCACCTGCAAGCGAGACATCCAGCATCTTGAACAAGCGTTGGGTGCCGCCAAGGCGCTACTCGCCGAGCTAGAAACGACGAGGCTTGATGACCTACGTCGAGAGGTCAGCGAGGCAGTGGATGAGCTCTGGCTAAGCGAGTCGGAACTCCGCAGGGTGACGCTGCCAAACGGCACTGAGGCGATGATCATGGTGAAGCCTGAAGTGTCGCAGCAGGAGGCAGACCAGCTGGCAGCCGAGTACTGGCGACCGGAAGGCTCGACCACGTGAACCATCCAGAGTCGGGCGAGCTGGTGCTCGACGCCCCGCAGGTCCGGGTGACGGTGAAGGGCCTGCACGAGCTGCACAAGCGGCTGGGGGGTGAGGGCCCGCTGCAACTCTCCGCCTGACCCGGCACGCACCGAAGGCCCCTCTCCGCCGTAATCGGAGAGGGGCCTTCATCATTCGCCGGCTTTGCGTAGGTCCCAGGTCCGGTCGTCGGCGGCGGCTTCGGCGATCGACGGCCCGTCGTTGCCGGCCGGGCCCGTGTCTTTCGGCTCGCTGAGGGCGAGGCGGATGCGGGCGGCGACTTCGCTGCCGGGCGCCCGCCAGTTGGGGTCGTCCACGTCGGCGGCGAGGGCGCGGACGCGGTCGATGGCGGCTTCCCGTGTCTGGTTGCTGGCTTCGTGGGCGGCGCAGATGTCGGCGAGGTCGATCTCGTCGAAGTTGTTGAGGAACCAGCGAGCCCGATCGGAGAGTTCGCCGTAACGGTCGGTCATGCGGCTGCTTCTCTCTGCTGGTCGGGGATGTGGATTTGATGGATGCCGAGTTCGCCGATGGCGAGTGCGATGGCGACGGCGTGGGCTCGGTCGGCGGCGCCGAGGCGGCGGTAGGCGGCGGACAGGATTTCGGCGACGGAGTGCGGGGTGACGCCGCGCCAGGCGGCGATGTCCTGGTTGCTGTTGCCGTTGGCGGCCAGCGCGAGGACTTCCCGCTGGCGGGCGGTGAGGGCTCTCACGTCGCCCCTCCCCTGTGCCGGGCTGCTGCCTGTTCGCGTCGGGCGTCGGCTGCGGCCATGCGCATGAGTGCGCGTTCGATGACGACGGCCCGGATTTGTCCGGCGTAGCGGCCGTCGAGGATGCGTTCGGAGGTGTGGGTGATGAGTTCGCGGGCCTGCGAGCGGCGCGGCTTGGGCTGGGTGTCGGTCACAGGTACTCCCCGGTGGGCACGTCGGTCATGTGGTCGAGGTCGTGGCTGGTGAGGCCGTTGCCCCACAGGTCGGGGTGGCGGCACCAGGGGCCGTCGTCTTCGTCGTCGGGTTCGGGGTCGAAGGCGGACGCGGGGATTTCGGTGGTCGTCCACAGGACGGTCACGGCTGGCCGCCGAGGAGGCGGCGGGCTGTGGTGAGGGCGGCCCGGTCGATGTTCAGGCCGTGGTCTGCTTCCGAGTCCAGCCAGTCGGCGATGGCGCGGCCGACGGTCGGGCCCATTGCGGCGATGTAGTCCCCGACCGGGCCGCTCACGGCGGGCCCCGGAAGTTTCCCGGCTCGGCCGCCGTGGATCAGGTTCTTGCCGGGTGCCGTCCGCAGGATGGTGGCTGTGTGATTGGGATCGCCGGGGTAGCGGCGGAGGGCTTCCCACTGGTCGCTGCCGCTGCTCTCGGTGGCAGCGGCGGCCAGCGCGCGCAGCTTCTCGGCGGCGGCACGCAATTCCTGGGCTGGAGTGGTCATGCGGCGTCCTGTTCGGTTCGGGCCCACGACGGGCCGTGAGGCTCTGTGCGCTCCTGTGGCGCCACGGGCGGGGTTCGGGGTAACTCGGGGGCGCTCGGGCGCTGTACGGCCGCGAGGGCCGCGGCGGCGCCCCGCCATACGGCACGGCAGGCGCACGCCACGGTGACGACGACCGCGTACAGGGCGGCGCCCGCGAAGAACGCGACGATCACCAGCCAGATCAGGAACGCCCAACCGAGGGTGAACGCGGTGTCGATGGCCTCGGCGATCACGACGGGCCTCCGTCCGGGCGGCGGAACGTCATCGCGGGCGCCCGCTCCGGCTCAGGGTCCTTCCGGTGCCGCCACGCGCTCACGGTGCGGACCGGGTCGGTGAGCAGCAGCAGCGCGAACAGGACCGCCTGCCTCGGACGGCTGGTCCACCGGTCGAGGTGGAAGCGGAGTTGCCAGTTCGTCCAGTCGGCGAGCCGGTCGTAAGGCCGGGCCCGGCCGAGGGCGTACCCCCCGGCCAGGAGTGCGGCGTACAGGAGCCACGTCACGGCCTGGCCTCCTTCGGCTGCTGCGCCCCACCAGCAGGCAGCCCGTCGGCAGGCTCGGCGTCGACGGTGCGCGGCTTGTGGGTTTTCGGTGTCAGGAGGCCGTCGCGGATAGCCATCTGCCTGACCGCACGCTCAATCACCGCGGCCACGACCTGCCCCGTGTAGCACTGTCTGATCAGGCGTTCGGCTTCGACGGTGAGGTATTTGCGGGTAGTCGCACCGCGGCGGGGCTGTGCCTTCGGGGCGAGGCTGCGGCCGGTCACAGGGCAGCCACCTCATCAAGGGCGGCGACCAGTGCGGCGATGTCGGCGCGGACCGTATCCGCCCACGGGTTGCGGTCGCTGTCGTCGAGGGCGTCCTGGAAGCCGACGGCGTGCGCTGCCAAGCGGCGGGCAATCCCCCGGATGCGTTCGAGTGCGGCGGCTTGCCCGGCGGCGGGTCCAGGGCACGTGACGGGCGCCTCGCTGCTGATCCGGTCGGTGAGCGGGAGTTCGAACGGCGTGCGGCCGCAGCAGGGGGTGAGGCCGGAGCCGTCCGGCGGGCAGCCGTGCACGACCTCGACCGTCCAGCGAAACCCGTCGGCGGTGGCGTGCTCGCGGTGCGATCCCTTGACGACGCAGGGGTCTGCGGGGGTACGCCCGAACGGGGCCCGCGCGGCGGTGCACTGCGTCTCGCTGTCGTCGTGTCCCGTGGCGGGCGTGGAATCGGTGGCCATACGGCGCAGCACGTCGGATGCGCCCCGGAAGTCGGAGTCGGTGGCGCTCGCCCTTGGATGATTCCAGAGCACGTCGGCGGCTTCCCGTAGCACGGCGGCCCGGTCGGCGAGGGAGGGCAGGACGGCGGCGAGGACTGCGGCGGCTGCGGCATGCGGGTTGGCCATGACGAGCCCGTTCCTGGACGGCTCGGCGTCGGCGTACTGCGCCCAGATGGCCTGCGCGCCGAGCTCGACGAGCGCGGCCCGGTCGGTGGCGGGCGCATGGCTGGCCTGGACGATCGCGACCAGCTCGCGCGCGAGCTCCGCCCTGGGCACGCGGGTGCGGGAGCTCTGCATCTCCCATCCGTCCAGGTGCCGGGCTACCTGCTCCACGACGGCCTCGTCGGTGGCGGGCGCCACCCCGGCAGGCACGTAGGTCTCCGCGAGAACGTCCTCAGCGATCGTGTAGAACTCGCCCTTCACGCCACGCACGACGTGCTGGCCGGTCTTCACGCCGACCCACGTGTCGTGCAGGTTGTCGTAGACCTTTGCCGTGATGTCCGGGGTGAAGCCGCCTTCATCCTGGTCGACGAGCAGGAAGTCGCCACCGGTGAAGGCGATCAGTTCATCGATGTTGCGGCCGGTCCATTGGATGGTGTCGACCTCGACGGGCCTCTTGCGGTAGCGGGTGACAGTCATGGTGTGGCTCCTGGTGGTGTTTCAGGCGTCGGGGTTGGTGGCGCGCGGGGGTTCGAGTCCGAGTTGGACGGCGGCGAGGGCGACGGCTTCACGGATGGACAGGCCTTCTTCGGAGGCGGTCCGGAGGGCGAGTGCGCGGGTGTGGAGGTCGTCGGCGAGGGCGAGTTGTTCGGGGGTGAGGGCGCCGCGTCCGGTACGCCTGTGGGGCTTTTCGGGGCGGGTTGGCTTCCACTGGTCTTCGGTGTCGGGCATTTGGGCCTCATTTCGCGGCAGGGTGCGGGCGTAGGCGGGCGATCGGGGGTGGGTGAGGGTGACGGCCTCGGGAGGGGGGTCGAAGCCGTCAGGGAGTGAACCGGCGGGTAACTTCAGGAGTGTCGGGCCCCCCAGCCCCCTTCACGCGCCCGCCAGCCGCCCGCCGGGCCCGCCAATCCCCCACGACACACCCCGCCCACAACCACACCGCGTAGGCGATCAACAGCGGATGCGCCAGCGTCAACGGCAGCCGATAACGCAACCGGCCATCCGCATACGCCTCATCCAGCCAGCCGTTCCAGCAGTTGACGACCACACGGCGCACAACCCGGGCGGCACGGGCGACAGCACGGGCGACGCGGCGGGCGACTCCGGGCGACATCACGCGGCGTCGCCCGTCTGCTCGTTGAGCCAGGCACGGTGGGCGTCACGGTCGTAGGGCCCGGCGGCCAGCCATTCGGCGGTCGCCTTCGCGGCGGCTTCCTTGCGCCAGCCGCGCTTGGCCGGCCGCGGGTAGAGCTCGCCGTCCTGCCAGCTGTCGCCGCAGTGGCAGCAGGTGGTCGTGGTGCCGTACCAGACCTCGTCCTGGAAGAGCATGCGGCGCCGGGTCTTGCAGGTGGGGCAGCGGAAGATGCGGCGGATGTTGTACCGGCGGGCGCGGCAGATGATCAGCGTGCTCAATGGGTGCTCCCTGGGTGGGTAGGGTTCGCGGGCGGGCTGGGCGCGGTAACGGCGCGCCCAGCCCGTACCGGGATCACGGGGCGGCGCAGTCGGGGCCGCACAACTCGTGCTCGCCGTCGGCGTGGGCCATCAGCCGCTCGTGAACGTGGCAGGGCTCGCCGCCGTCCTCGCACGGATTCATCGAGTCGCACGGGGTGGCCACGTACTCGGCCTCGTTCGCCTTGCGCTGGAACCGCTCCATGAGGGCGAAGACAGCTCCGGCCTGGTCGTTGAGGTTCTTCGACGCGTAGGCAGCACCAGCCTCGTCGCAGATCTCCGCGGCATCTCGGAGCGTCTGGGCGCGCATCTCCGCGACAAGCGCCTCCGCCTTGTCGGCTCGCTCGCGGTGCTTCTCCCGCGCCTTACAGGCCTGCTCGTAGGCCCACGCGGTCGGGTATGGCTGCCGGTCGTGGGCGATGGCGAGGTCGCGTTCGCGGCGCAGCTCGGCCTGTCGGCGGTGCGCCTCTTCGATCAGCGCGGCGAACGCCTCAGCGTCGTCGGGGTGGACACGGATCGTCGGGCAGACGTGACTGTCGTCCTCCGCCCCGGCGCAGAACGGTTCGTCGTCGGCGGGGCCGTGGCTGCACTCCCAGCGGGCAGGAAGGGCAACCGGCTCGGTGCGGCGGCGGACCTCGGCGATCAGCGCAGGCACGTCGGTGTCGGTCAGCTCGTTGAGCGCGTCCTGTCCCTGCGGGTCGGCGACGGTCGCGTACTCGTACAGGGCTGCGGCGCGGGCGGCGATCTCGTCGAGGTCGAGGCTGGCGGGCTTGTCGGTCATCGGGGGTCCTTCGGGTTGGCGGGTGGGGTCAGGCGGCGTCGGCTTGGCGCACGAGCCGGAGGTGGCGGCGTTTCGCGGAGAGGCTGGTGTCGCCCTCCCAGTGCCATCCGGCGATGGCCTCGTTGAGGTCGGCCCAGTGCTTGGCCTGCTCCTCCGGCGTCCACGGCTCGCTGGCCGACTTGGGGCGGGACGGGCGGGTCGGGATCGACTCCGCCATCAGGCGCTCGTAGGGGGTCAACGCCCGGCCTCCGATCGCCTGGTGGCCTCAGCGATCCCTTCGAGAGCTGCACGTTCGGCGGCTGCCCGGGCTTCGCGGCGAGCCTCAACTCGGGCGTTCTGCTCGCAGATCTGACGCATGGTCTCGGCGTCCTCGTTGATCGCCGGGTCGTTCTCCTCAAGCAGGGCTTCGGCGTCCCAGCAGCGAACGCAGAGCAGGGGCTGCTTCTCGCGGGTGCACCAGCGGCACGTGAACTGAGAGGGTCCGAGGTGGCCGTGGTCGGGCTCGTACAGGAACAGCGGGCGCGTCTGCTTGCAGTGATCGCAGCGGGCTTCGATCGGCGTGGTGGTCATGCGGCCATCTCCTTGGCTTCGATTTCGCGGCGGGCGTGGACGGTGTTGCGGGCGCGGCCGTCTTCGTGGCAGGGCACGCCGGGCGTGACCTGACAGGCGGGGCAGCAGGCCGACAGTTGCGCCCAGGCGGACACGCGCTGCGGGTGCGGCTCGGTCATCACCCGGTTCCGGGTGCGGAGCTGGCACGGCTTGTGGGCGCCGACACCGCAGTGCGGGCAGGGCACGGCGCGGGCCGGGTGGTGCTGGGCGCGCATGAAATGCCGCAGGGACTCGGGCATCGGGGCACCGGCATGCAGGGTCATCGGGAGACCTCCGCCTTCGTCGCGGCATGCTGCTCGCACTCCCAGTTGGCGCCGATGTGGTCGCGGTAGTGCGCCATGGTGATCAATTCCGTGGTGGCGACGGTGATGCCTTCGCGCTCGGCAGCGGCCCGCTCCCGCTTGGTGCGGTTGAGGTGCTCGTGTGCCTGCTGGGCGGTGGCGATGACGCGACTGCCGGAGACCGCGACGACGGCGGAGACGATGCAGCCGCAGGGGCGGCGCTGGATCCATCCGCAGTCGTCGAGGGGGACGGGATGGTTGTCGACCATGACGGTCAGGCCTGTGCTCACTGGTTCTCCTTGGTGTCGGGCTACGGGCAGTTGCCGCAGTCGCAGGGCTGGTCGGGGTTGTGTTCGGTGTTGCGGTAGTGCCGGACGGCCGCATCCCAGACGGGCTTCGGGATCTGCCAGTCCGGCGGCGGACCCGGCGGGGACGAGCCGGTCGGCCAGGCGCCGGGCTTGTGGCTGGGCGGCTTTGGCGGCTCCGCCTTGGCCAGCGGCTCGCGGCGCTGCCTGCCGTTGGTGATCTGCTGCCGCATGTATCGGCGCCAGCCGTCGGGGTCCTCCCGGCGCATCTCGGCAACGTCTTCCGGCTCGATCTCCGGGGCGGTCACGACGCGGCCTCCGGCATCTCGGGGAGGTCGAGGCATTCCGTGTCCGGTGGCCGCCATCCGGCATCGAGGAGGCGGGCAATGATCCGGCGCGCTGTCTCTTCGGGAGTGCCGTCGCCGTATCCGGGGAAGGCCATCGGGTTTTCAGCCCGCCCTTTCTGCACGGCGAGCACTGCGCTGACGCAGGCGACGATCCAGCCTTCGGCGATCTCGATGCCGTTCTGGCCGCCTTCGTAGTGCATGCGGGCGAATTCGCAGACGACGAGTTGCATGCGCGGGTCGTTGGGGCCCATCACGCCACCCCGAGCCTGCGGTCGTTGCCGCCGATGACGACGACGGTCGTGGTCTGCGCGAGCCGGGAGGTGATCCGCTCCCCCAACTGGTCCTTGAGGTCCGGCCCGTTGGGGTTGGAGACCGGAAGGTTGCTGGTGATGATCAGCGGGCGGCATTCGTTGTACCGCTCGTTCAGGATCCGGTAGGTGGCTTCCTCGGTGAACTCGCTGATCTTTTCGGTGCCGAGGTCGTCGACGAGCAGCAGCGGTATCCGCATGAGCCGCTTGACCTCGTACTCGGGCCCGCGCTCGCTGCCGTTGGGGCGCATGAGCGCGTACATGTCGGGGGCGGTGAGCGCGACGAGCTCGAACTGGTCGGGCCCGGCTTCAGCGATGCGACGCAGCGCACCGTAGGCCTGGTGCGTCTTTCCCGTGCCGAACGGGCCGGTCAGGAAGAGGATCCCCGCGGTCCGCGGATCGTCGATGGCCCGCTCTGCCCAGGCAATCACCTGGGGGTGCGTCGCCTCGGCCTCCTGGTAGCGGTAGGGGGTGGCGGTCTTCCAGCGGCTGACGGCGATGGTGGCGCGCTGGCGGCGGTGGTACTCCGGGTGGCCGGGCTCGTCGGGGGTCGGGGTGTCGTCGATGGGGCCGGCGGTGATGTGGCCGAGGCCGCGCGCTTCGAGCATCTGCTGCATGCGCTGCATGACGGCCTCACTCGCCAGAGGCTTGGGATCGGGCATGGGTATGGAATCCGTTCTCGTAGACGGAGGGGTCGGCCGGTGGCTGGTAGTTCTGGTGGCTCTTGCCGCCGACGGGGCGGAGGTTGGGCTTGCCGTTGGGCTCGGGCGCGTATTTGTCCTCGTAGCGGCGCTCGCGGAGCCAGTTGGCGGAGTGCTTGACGTACTGGAAGTCCTTGCCTGCGACTTCACGGGCGTAGGCAACAGCAGCCGTGGTGATCTTCTGCGGGTCGGCGCCCCCGAGGACTGCGGCGGTCCACGACTCAAGCGTCCTGTCGTAGTCCTTGCTCTTCGGGTAGAGCGCCCAGAAGTTGCCGAACTCCTTCTTCTCGGCGGCGGTGATCTCGCGGGCCGCAGCAGAAGGGGTAGCGGTGGCTACCCCTTGCGTAGAGGTTTCTTCTTCCTGAGGAGCTGAGGGGTCTGAGGAGTAGGGGGTAGCCGTGGCACCTTCAGAGTGAGCCCCGGCTCCTTCTGGGTGAGCCGTGGCTACCCCTTGGGGTAGCGGTGGCTCTCCCTTAGGGGTAGCCGTGGCTACCCCTTCGAAGGGTGGAACGATGAACGTCATCCGGACGCCGGGCACGGCGTAGAGGATTCGGCCGTCCTTGCCCTTGCCGATCGGGACGCGGAACTCCCAGCCGGCGGCGGCGAGTCGCTTCAGGGCGTTGCGAACAACGACGGCATCCTTCGCCCCGGTCCAGCGGGCGAGGTCTTCGAGGGCTGCCCAGCTACGCCGGGTGTCCTCCTTGGCGTCGTCCGCGATCTCCAGCGCAACGGCACGCTGGAGGCCGGTGATGTCCGATCCCAGCGCCTCGCGCAGCTTGCGGCGGAGCTCGTAGCCCATCAGTTCTCTTCTCTCAGGAGGGTGTCTCTGCTGGTCATTCGCTGTTCTGGGACAGCCCTCATGGGGGTGCTGTGGCGCGATGGCCGACCGCACGGATACGAGAATACCGTTCGCGGGGTCCATATGCGAGTGCCGATCGCGCTCGCGTAGCGGAATCGCGTTCGCGCGTGGCACTATGGGTTGCATGACCGAGGCTGAGACGGAGATCAGGCAGGCCGCCAAGAAGCGCGAGCGCTCGAAGGCCGCCTTCGAACGTGACGACGCTGCCCTGCGTGCCCTCTTCGTCGAGTGGCGAGCCAAGGGGGTCGGCCCGTCGGACATGGCCCGCTGGTCCGGCATGACCCGCGAGTGGGTCGCCAAGATCGCACCCGACCCGAACGCCGCGGCCCGCCAAGGCGCCATCAAACGCCGGCTCGACAAACTCGACTCGGACTGACGTCTCCACGTCCCCTCCTCCTCTCCTTCAGCCCCGCCTTCTGGCGGGGCTTTCTGCTTGGCGGCTAGTCAGGCGGCGGCGCGGGCTCGAGCACGGTCGCGGCGCTTGCGGGCGTTCTTGCAGATCCGGCAGCGGGGACGGCCCTTTGCATTGCTCGGCGACGGTGGCTCCAGGTATGTGTTCTCTGGCGTGAGTTCGTGGCCGAGATGGCAGTGCGGGTTCCTTTTGCGGGGGCCGGGCAGCCCACCCGCAAGTCCGCGCCGGACGTTCTCCTGGCGGGTTACGGGGTCAAGGTGAGCTGGGGATACGCATCGGCGCACGCGGCAGAGATGGTCGAGGTCTAGGCCATCCGGGATGGATCCGTTGGCCAACTGGTATGCCACTCGATGGGCGCGCGCCTGGCGCTCGCCGTCCCAGAATGCGCCGTACCCGCTGCCTTTCCCGGAAGCCGTCCAGATGACGCACTTTGCCGCCGCGTCCGTCGTTGCTGCACAGAGGAGGCACTGGCAGTCGGTGGCAATGCGCGTCTTCGCCCAGAATCGTGAGGCGAGAGACGGACGTCGCTGGGCGGTCATGCGGCGACCGCCAGTCCTGCGACGGCCTTGCGCCATTGCCGGTCGGTCTCCAGGTGGCCGGTGCACAGGCCGCGGCCGGCGCGGGCCTTGCGGCAGCCGTCGATGGTGCACAGCTGGTCGGGGCCGAGCATTCCGGCTTCGGCTTCCCATTCCTTGACGAGTCGCTCGTAGACGCACAGGTGGACGGAGACGACGGCGCGCGGGGTGTCGTTGCGGCGCATCCACAGGGCGGCTTCGCGGAGTTCGTGTTCGTTGAGTGCGGGCCGCGGGTCTTCGCCGCTGATGGCGCGTTCGACGGCGTACCAGTCGATGGTGTCGGTGGAGAACTTGTCTTCGGTGGCGGGCGGGATGAAGGCGGGGCGCCGTGAGCGGGCGACGGCGGCGATGAAGGGCCGCTCGCGCATCTCAGCCATTGGTGTCCCCCATTCGGTGCTGGTTGGTGGCGGCGAGGATTTGCAGGCAGATGAGGAGGTCGTCTTCGTTGCTGCCGGGCTCGGCAGGTTCGGGCCGCTCCTCGAATCGGGCGGCCCGCTGTGCGGCGATGTGGTCGTTGCGGTCGGCGCGTCGGGTGTCGTCGTGGATGGACCACCACACGACCCACAGGGCCGCGGCGGCGACGGCGAGGGCGACAAGCCCGGTCCAGTGACCAACGGTCCAGTCGACGACGGGCTGGAGGTTGTTGCCGGCGGTGAGCCAGGCGCCGTACAGGTCGGGGCTCACGTGCGCCTCCCGGTGCGTGCAGGGCGGACGATGAGGGCGAAGACGATGGCGGCGACGCCGACCGTGGCGGCGAAGGCGGCGAGGAACAGGGCCATCACGCCGCCTCCCCCGTCTCGATGGGGCGTCCGGAGCGGCATGCCCACGGGGAGCAACCGTCGGGGTCTCCGGACTCGGCGATGGCGAGTTCCGCCGCATACACCTGGTCGGCGACGGTGGACTGCTTCTGTTCGCGCGGCTGACGAACGTCGATGGGGGCTTCGTCGAGCGGCATCCGGGAGATGTGTAGGAACCGCTGGTGGTTCATGCCCGGGGCGTCGCGGTACGCCTTGTCGAAAGCGACCGCCGCATCCCACTCGGGAGCCCGGAAGCCGGGGCAGGTGCACACGACAGCAGGAACGTCGTCGCCTGCACCACGGTTGTAGACGTGGGCACAGCGCAGCGGTTCCACAATGCCGCGCCAGTGGTCATCGCGGTGGTGCCCGCAGACGCAGGTGTCCCGCAGGCGCCGCCATTCGGCGTTCGACTTGAACGGACAGCCCAGGCACGCGGACTTGGCGACGTCGCCCCAGCCGTGTGCAGCGAGGTAGTCGATGCACTGCTGCCGGGACATGCCCAGTTCGAGCAGTGGATGGCGGCTGCGGGAGTAGCGGGTGTCACCGCGGTTGGAGACGCGCCCGATCTCGTCGGTGGAGAACCCGATCCACTGCTCCGCCCACACGCCGGCCGGGGGCGGCCCAACCTGGATGACGACGCGTTTACCGTCGCAGACGGAGCACTTGGCGACTTCCGTTTCGCCGCGCTTTGCGCGCCACGGTGCGACGCGATATCCGTTGCCGCCGCAGAAGCGGCACAACTTCTCAACGGGTCGTCCGCCGAGGAGACGGCGGACCTGTTCAAGGATGGGCGTGAGCTTGTACATCTGGGTGCACTTGCGGTTGAGCATGCCCCGGTCGCGCCGAATCTCGGTGTGCGTGGCGACCGGGATGCGGCCGGTTGACTCGCACAGCTCGTGCGCCTTGGGGAGGCCGCCGAGTATCTCGGCGCGGCAGAGTGCAACGACGACCAAGTTGGCGGCGTGCGCAAGCTCCTCCTCCTCGTCGGGACCGCCGAGGTCCCAGAACGCGATGTCGGAGCGGGCCATGACCTCGTCGCGTTCGTCGGTGAGCAGGCGGGAAAGGTCGTCCAGGTCGCCCAGGTCGGGGAAGTTCCGCACCAGTTCGATGGCCTCGAACAGCTCGGCCATCTCAGGGCCATCGAGGTCGTGGGCGACCGCGTCGAACAGCGCCGGTGTCTCGTCTTCGTCCCACGGGTTCTCGCGTATTTCGCGTAGTTTCCGCCACCCGCACGCCTCGTCCGGGCAGATCGCCCACCGGTCGACGACAGTGACCTCATACGGCTCGGAGATGGTGAAGCCGGGGATGCCGCGCATCTTGTTCGGGTTGAGGACGTCGTCCTGGATGATGCCGTTGTTGACCCGATACAGGGGAATGCCGAGCGGCTTGAAGATCTCCCGCTCTACACGGTCAAGTACTGCGTAGACGGCGGCGGGCTCCCACCCGGTGTCGGCGAAGATTGCAGCGTCGGGCTTCTCCAGCTTCCCTTCCTGGATCAGGAGGGCTTCAGTGACGGACTGGACGCCCGCCCCGAACGACATCAGCTTGAGAGCAGGCGCCGCGCCCTGGTCGCCCGCTTTCTGCTTGCGCTTGCTGCGGCTACTCACAGTTCCGGTTCCCTTCCGTGCTGGTGGTGGTTGGCGGCCTCGACGAGCTGGTCGAGGAGCGGGTTCGGGTCGTGGATGCGGATCTCGGCGTGCGTGTTGTCGGCGAACGGCTCGAAGCAGATGAGGCAGACCAGGACGAACACGTCGGGGCCCTCGTTGCGGAGCCGGAACTGGCGTGGGTCGGCAGCCATCAGGCGGCCCTCCGTGCGGCGGCGGTGCCGCGCCACGTCCGCACTCCGCTGTGGTGGGCGGTGGGCCGGTCGCTGCAGGCCCATCCGGCGGTGCGGACGTAGCCCTCGTCCTTCAGTAGGGTCATGAGGCGCCCCCAGTGCGCCTGCGGGTTGGGCGGCGACGGCAGGTCGTGGGTGTCGGCGATCTCGTAGGTGGTGAAGGTGCGGCCAGTCGCGGCGGCGTCTATGAAGCGGGGCCAGACGATGGCGAGCCACGTCTCGTAGTCCTCGGCGCGCTGGACGGTGCGGGTCTTCCGCGGCTCGGGGACGCTGCCGTCGAGGGCGGGCTGCACAGTCGCGGTCATGAGACGACCGCCTGCAGCTGCTGCTCGACGGCGGCGAGGGTGTCGTCGTCGGGCGTCCAGAAGCCGAGAGCGCCCTTCGCTGGCACAGGCTCAGGCAGGGCGATGACGTCGGCGAGATCCCAGTGGTAGAGGCCGGGTTGGGCCCAGTAGCTGCAGCAGACCTGGTTGCCGTTGTCGTAGTGGCAGCCGGTCACTGTGGCGACGGCGACGATGGCGCTGTACACGTCGAGGTGGTCGCCGTAGACGATGGCCCAGCGGTCGCGCTGTGCCCCGGCGTGGATGAGGATGCGGGCGCCGTGGTGCTTGGCGGGGAGTTTCCAGGTGCGGTTCTCGACGCGCTTCGTCTGGTGGGCGATCGCGCCGGCCCAGGGCTGGCGGATGGTGAGTGCCTTCATCGTCCGGCCGCCTTTTCTCCAGCAGCGGCGCGCCAGGCCTCGTAGCCGGCGGCGGGCATCGCGCCCGTGCGTGTGTTGCCGAGGGCGGACGCTGCGGCGAGCGCGAGCGTGGCGTGCACCTGTGCCTCGGCGATCTGCCGGGCGGCGGCCGGGTTTTCGCCCTCGTAGGTGGTCAGGTTGTCCTCGTAGGCCGTGGCGAGCAGGCGCTCGGCCTCCTGGTAGTGCTCGGGTCCTGTCATGGCGGCGTAATCTCCTGGAGTGAGGGGCCGGCCCGATACCCGCGGGCCGGCCGTTCGCGTGTGCGGGCTAGAAGGGCGGGTCTGACGGGTCGCGGCCGAGGGTGAGTTCGGTGATCCGCTTCTCGATGTCCGGCGTGAGGTCGGCACCCTCGGCCTTCAAGGCGAAGGCAATCGAGCGGGCCACGTTCTGGCTGTCGCCCTCGCTGAGAAGCGCGGCGGCGAGCAGGTCGGCAAGGATCCGGCGGACCGGCTCGGGGACCTGCGCGGTGATGTCGGGCACTTTCGACCATGGGTCGCGCTGGGGTGCCGCCATCCACCCACTGGCCGGCGTGAGACCTGCCGGGGTCTTGTAGGCGGATCGCGGGTCCCAGCCGTCGTCGGAGAGCTGGGAATCGACGAGGTCGTCGACATTGCAGTGGGCTTCGTCGAGCGCCTTGGTGAGGTCGAGGGCCGCCTTCCAGCGGTCCGTCTCTCGGCTGGCCAGTCCCTTGGCGATGTGCACGGCGACGAGGCTGCGGGTGTCGTTGAAGCGGCGGCGCAGCGACTGGAGTGCCTCCCGCAGGTCCGCGGTCTGGGCGGCCCGCTCCTCGCTGCGGGCGAGCGTGGCGTGGACCTGGGCCTCGGCGAGCATGCGGTCGGCTTCGGGGTTGTGGCCTTCGAAGGTGGTGTTCTTGTCTTCGCGGGCCGCGGCCAGCAGGCGGACCGCTTCGGCGCGGTGGTCGATGCTCACGCGGCACCCGCCTTCTGCGCCGCGGCGGCACGCAGCTTGCCGGTGAGGTCGCGGATGGCGTTGGCGGACACGTCGTCGAGAGGTGCCCCGAGGGCTTCGTAGGCGAGGTGGTCGAGGTCGCCCGCGACGCCCTGCTCGGCGGCGAACGCGCGGAGTTCCTGGACGGCGGCGGCGTGATCGTCGTCGTCGGTGTCGATGACCACCACATCCGAGGCGTCCGGCTCGGTGGCCGCCGACTGGACCGGGGCGGTGAGGGCGGCGACGGACAGCGGCGCCCGCTTCGGCTGTACGGCGTCGCCGTGGACGTAGCCGTCGAGCTCCTCGGCCGCGTAGGGCATGCCGTGGAGCGCGTCCGAGGCGACGAGGCGGCAGATCTCCCCGGTGGCCCGGTTGATCAGCATCGTCTTCCGCTGCTTCTTCCACTGGTCCTTGCCCAGAAGACCCATCAAACGGGCCCGCTCGACATCCCAAACCACGGTCTGCCAGGCATCGGCTCCCTTGCGGCGTCCGCGCATCACGCAGTGGTCGTCGTCGGCCTCGACGAGCTCGATCTCGTGCCCCTTCGACTGCAGCAGGCCGCGCATGGCGTGCGCCCGCAGGGCGGGCTGGCCCTGGATGACGTCGATGGACTTCAGCGACGTCATGGGCTGGATGCCCAGCTCGTGTCCGGCGAGGATCACGGCGGTGACCTCGTCGGGCTTGCCGCGGTAGGCGCCGGCCAGGCTGGTGGTGGCGATGTTCGCGGCGATGTTGGAGATGGCGATGGCGTCGCGGGCCCACGCCTCCAGCTCCGACTCGGTCGGGGGGCTGGCTTCGAGGTGAGCGACGACCGCGGCGGTTTCTTCGTCGCGGGTGGCGATTTCGTTGCTGGTCATCCGATCTTCTTCCTGGCTCGGTATCGGCGGTTGGCGGCGTTCACGCACTCCCGGCAGGCGCGTCCGTGATCGCCGTTCGGGAGGGTGTTCTCGGGCGTGAAGGCGTGGCCGTTCTTGCAGTGCGTCTTGCGCGGGGCTCCCGCCCGCTGGGAGCCGCGGGCGACGTTGACCGCCCGGGTCACGGGTTCGAGATGGTCTGGGTTGCAACAGGCGCGGATCCGGCAGACGTGGTCGAGTTCGGTGCCGTCGGGTATCGGGCCGACGAGGAGTTCCCACACGGCGCGATGGACGATGGCGGCTCCCTGACGCCGGCCCTTGCTGATGACTCCGTAGCCGCCGCGGTTCTTCGCGCCGGTCCACAGCCAGCAGATGCCGGTCGCATCGACCTTGGGGAACAGCCGTTCCTCGATCGGCTTGGCGGCCCTCATTCGAGGTACTCCTCGGCCTGTCGGATGGTGTCCCAGGTCGGCATTCCGATCTGGGGGATTTCGGTCACCGGGCCGGTCCAGTCGGGCCAGGTGTCGTTGGCGACGCACTCGGCGTAGATGCGCAGCGCCCTCTCGTTGCGGGCGCGGCCGATGTCGCGGTCCTGGTCGGTGAGTTCGCGGACCGTGACTAGGTAGGGAGCGATCTTCGACTGGAAGACGAAGACGAACCGGGCGCCGTCGGGGGCGAGTCCGGCGGCTTCGACGCCGTCGATGTAGAAGGCGTCTTGCTGGTGGTACGACCGGTCTTTGATGGCGCGGCTGATGGTGTCCGGCGCCGCATCCTTGATCGTCTTGTAGTCGACGATGATCGGGCCGCGTAGCCAGTCCGGGCGGACCCGGCAGCGCACGCCGGTCGCCGGATCCGTCCAGTAGATCGACCGCTCCGCGACCCCGGCGCCCGGCGTGAACAGCGGCCCTGCGATGGGATGCCGGCGGATCTGCTCCGCCATCTCCACGACCATGTCGTGGTCCTTGGTCAGTAGTGGCACCTTGCCCGCGGCGTAGGCGTCGTCGCGTTGGATCTGGGCGTCCTTCTTGCGCCAGTCGGGGAAGTCGATGACCTCCAGTTCCGGGCCCTCCCCCAGCACGTACAGGTGTGCGGCGTGCCCGAGGTCGAACTCCTTCTTCGGCGGGGCCGGGTGGTCGCGGTCGTATTTGAACTGGGCGGGGCAGCCGGGTGTGAGGAGGGCGCGCAGCCCGGACGACGAGACCGACGTCTTGTCTGCGTGGTAGGCCTCGGCGGACAGACCGTCGACGACCTTCGGCGCCTCGACCTCAACGGCGGCGGTCATCGGTTCATCCCGCGGGCGATGTTGTCGACGATGCGGGCGGCGCTCTCGTTGCCGGGGATTGTGCGGAGCGTGTCGGCGGCGGCGTCCAGGATGGCGGCGGCGTAGGCGCCCATGAGGCGGGCCGCTTTGTCGTCCAGCCAGCCGCCGTCCTCCAGTGCGCCACGCAGGGCGCTGGCAGCCTCGGTGTCGCACTCCTCGCACAGGCCGTCTTTGGTGAACGGGCCGGCTTCGTCGCCGCAGCGGGTGCACGCGAGTGGCGCGACCTGCTTTGTGGTGGTTTCGGTGCTCATGTGACTCTCCTGAAGATGTGACTGGGGACGGGACTCCGCCCCGGGCGGGGGGGTGCCGCGAGGCGGAGTCCCTGGGGTGGCCGCGGAGTTGGGGGGACTCGACACGGCCGGTCTGGAGGTGTTGGTCAGGCGGTGGCGTCGGCGGTCTCGGCGGGCTGCGGCTTGACGGCCTTCCACTCGTCGGCCTCGGCGTCGAACGCGACGTGCGGGTTGTCGTCGACGCGGAAGGCGATATCCGCCTGCCTGGCGTCGTTCAAAGCACGGGCCAGTCGGACCGCCCACTTGCGGGGCTCCTCCGCCATCTGCTTGGCGACCCGCTTCTCGTGTTCTTCCTGCCACTTCTGCGGGTTGAAGCCGGACTCTTCAGCCATGTCCCACGCCCACTCGCCGAGCTCACCGGAGTCGAGCTGTTCGGCGGTGTCGTCGACGACGGCCTGCGCAGCGCGCGGGTCGACCTGGTGGAGGGCGTCGAGGTAGCGGTAGGCCATCCAGTCCGAGACGCCGGAGCGGATGTGCGCGAACCAGGCGTCCTGGTCGTCGTCGTAGTCGGAGTTGAAGGCGTTCGACGTGGAGTCGAGGACGCCCTTGAGGAGGTTCGCTGCGGTCTCGCTGATGTCGTGGCTGGCGTCGAAGCGGTGCGGCGTGGGCTTCGGCAGGCTGGCCATGTCGACGTCCGTCCCCCCGGCGGACAGCGTCCACAGCCACAGACTCTGTGCGTCGCCGAAGGTCTGGTTCTTCGACGGGCCGATACCGCCGCCGCTAGTGGGCATCTGCGCGCCGATGAAGTCTTCGCCGAAGAAGAGGACGGCCTTGCGGTCGGCGGTCACTCGGATGCGGAGGCTCTGCTCGGCCGATGCCCAGCGCTGCAGGTAGTCCGTGTTGAGGGCAGGGAACGGTTCGCCGTCGACGGTCTGAGCGGCGATACCGCGAAGGAGGCCGCGCCAGTCCGGGAACTCCTGGCCGAGGACGACGGCGATGTTCAGGTCGGTGCGGGGGCCTTCGAAGACGAGCCGGTCCTTCGCAAGGCTGATGGTGATCCAGGCGGCGCCCTTCATGGCGCGCACCCACTCGCGGACGGTGGTGACATGCTCGCCGGGCAGGAGCGCGGCCCATGGCTCCTGGTCCTCCTCGCCGTGGCGCAGGCCGTAGCGGGCGGCAGCGAGCGTGTAGGCGTCGGTGGCCACCGTGTGCAGGTAGCGGGCGTCGGCGTCGAAGCGGATGCCGTGCAGCTGCTCGTGGTGGTCGCCGCCCATGTGGGCGGTTGTCTTATCGAGCATGAGCCCGAGCTGGTGGGCGTTGATCGTGACGGACAAGGGGATCTCCTAGACTTGGTGTCGGATCCCCGTCGACTTCGCCTCGACGGGGGTTTCTTCTTGGGCGCCGCCTCGCCGGCCGGTGGCATCCGGCGCGGCGGCGGTCAGTGGGTGGTGGCGTGGCCGGGGTCGGTGACGGGTCCGAGGAGTCCGGCGTCGCGGGCTTCCCAGAGGGCGGTCACGTTGATCGGCCCGGTCGCCTGGTCCTCAATCGCTGTCGTGTCGCGGACCATGGGCGGCACGTCGACGCGGGCCGCGTTGGCTTCATCCGCGGCCTGCTGGCCGAACTTCTCCCGCCACCAGGCCAGTTCGTCGGCGAGGCGCTGGCTTTCATCCATCGCACAGACGGCGACGGTCTCGGCTTCCTGCCGCTTTTGCTCGGCGAACTCCCAGGCGGCGTACACCTGGTCGCGGTCCTGGATGAGGAGGGCGAAGTAGTCGTCGGCGGCGGCCTGCCGGTTGAGGAGCTTGACGTTGTCCTGCCGGACGGCGGCGAGCTGTTCCCTGGCGCGGGCCAGCTTCGTCTCGACGCGGTTCGCCTTGCGCGGCCTCTCGCGGCGGCTGACGAACGGGATGGTGAGCGTCACGGCCTCTCCTTCGCCTGCTGGCTGGTGTTGGCGTTCTGCCGCTTGCGGCGGTCGTTTCGGGCGCTGGCAAGGAGCAGGGCCAGGGCGGTGGCGGCGATCAGCAGGACGGTGATCACGGCGCCTCCAGTCCGAGCGCGGCGAGGAGTTCGAGGACGCTGGCGGCCACTGCCGGGTCTTTGGCGATGAGCCGGCCGGAGAGCTTCGGCATCAGCTCGTCGAGCGGGTGCGGGTGTTCGGCAGCGACCCGGTCGGCGCAGTGCACGGCCACAGCCCGGCGGACGGCTTCCGTGAGGTCGCCGACGACGAGAGCGTCATGCTTCAGTTCGGCGCCCATCAGGCGGTCACCCCCGCGGCAGCAGCCTTGCGGAGTGCGGCGAGTACGTCGTCTTCGCTGCGGTCCGGCTGGCGTTCCCACACGGTGAGCGGCTCGTCGCCGGATCCGTCGGGTGCGCCAAGTGCGAGATGCTCGGTGAGCATTTGCAGGGCGAGGACGGTGACGTCTTCGGTGTTGGGGCTGCTTTTGCCGGGGATGAATCCGGCGGCCCGGTCGACGGCGTCGGCGATGGGGTTGCGGAGCGGGTCCCAGCCCTCGATGTCGAGGATTCCGGCAGCCACGGCGAGGGTTGTGGCCACACGGGAGCGGGTCACGGACAGGGTCACCATGCGGGCACCACCCATCCGAACTCGGCGTGCACGGTGTTGATCTCGTCGAAGTAGTCGCGCCAGTTCTGCGGCGTCCACGTCGACTCGTCACGCCCGAAGTCCTCGTGCAGGCGCTGGTCGACACGGGCCAGCTCGGACACCTCGGCATCCGCGGGGCGGGGAAGGGCACTCACGCCGCCACCGCCTTCAGCAGCGCGGCGTCGACCGGGACGGGGCCGGAGTAGCCGACGAGGGCGACCGTCACCCCGGCGAACTCGGTGTCGGCGCGCATTGACGTGCCGTTGCCCGAGCGGATGTTGAACGCGACGTCCTCGACGGGGATGCCGAGGGCTTCCCGCCAGGCTTCGAAGTCGCCCAGCCCGCCGTAGAGGTGCACGCTGACGCCGTGCTTCGACGGCACGATCTCCTCGGCGGGCAGCAGCGGGTGCTTGGCGATGAGGGCGTTCACGGCGGCCACGGACGTGGCGAGGTCGAGCAGCATTACGCCTCCTCGGCGGGGAAGATCTCGGGGTGGTCGGCCTTCCACTGCAGCCAGACCTCGTTGGGGTACTTGGTGCCGACGTGATGGATCAGATCCATCACCTGATCCAGGCGCAGCGGGCCTGCCACGGGGTGGGCGTAGTCCGTGCCCCGCGAGGTGGGGGGCGACGGCACGAACGTGTGACCGTAGGTCCAGGACGACCGGCTGTACGCCCAGTCGTCGGGCCCGTACTTGATGAACACCACGGCGCTGTTGCAGTCGACGTCGAGGGGGCGCCTGTCCAGCCGTGTCATGTCGTAGCCGTGCACCGTGGACCAGTAGTGCCGGTGGTAGGCGATGAACGACAGAAGCTGCTGCACTTCGTGCTCGGTGGGCCTTTCCGTGGAGGCGAACGGCCATGACGGGTCGAACGTGTTGCCGGTGTCCGCGCTGGTACCGAGGTAGGCGCCGGTGTAGTTCCACATCGGCTTGAAGCTGGTGACGACCGGGATGCGCAGCGCGGTCAGCGGGTCGTCCTGGATGGCGTCCGTGCCGAACGGCCACGCCTTGGTTGCAGTCACGAGGCGCCCTCCTTGCGGGCGTTGCGGTTGGCGGTTTGGAGGGCGGCGATGCGCTCGGCCCATCCCGGGTAGTCGGCGTTCGTCGACACGGGCGCTGTCGGGTGCGTGGCCAGCCACGCGTCCAGGGCGAACGCGGCCTTCTCTGACGGGTCCTCGGTGCGGTGGAAGGCGTCCCAGAACGATTCGGCGGCGAGGTACGCCTCCAGCTCGGGCAGCGGGCCATCCAGGGTGGTGATCGGGAGAGTCATGACGCGGCCTCCTCTGCCGACATGCCGCAGTACAGGCAGTGGCCGTTCACCAGTCGGTGGCCATCGACGTTCGTGTGGCAGATGCCGAAGTGCTGCGGCTCCGAAGCCGCCTCCAGCTCGGCGGCCACGTACTCGTTCAGAGCGGCAGCGAACGACGGGAAGTCCTCCTCGGCAGCCCCGGCCTCGATGAATCCGAACAGTCGGGCTCGCAGCTCTTCGGCCTTCGACGGCTCTCGGACGCCCCGGTCATCCATCGACGCGAAGGACTCGCCCACCGGCATCGGCAGGGCGCCCTCGGCGCGGACAGCCTCGGCCGTCTTCGCCGCCTCCCACTCGCCCTCCGACACCACGTCGATGTGGTCGAGGGCGATGCCGCCCGCGTAGCCCTCGACAGACACGACCGGAGTGCCGTGACCCAGCTCCCAGGCCGGGGTTCGGGTCTTGGTCACCAGCCGCTTGCACGGGTTCTTGTCGCCGAAGCTGCGTCCGTCGTTCGCGCGCTTCTGGAAGGCGACCGCCACCGGATGCTCGGGCCGGATGCCCGGGTAGGCGAACACCGGAGTGCCGACCGGGTGCAGGGAGTTGAAGGTCTCGGCGTTCACGCGGCCACCTGCTTCCGGGCGGCGTCGTACACGTCGATGCCGTGGCGGATCGCGTAGCAGGAGTGCAGGAAGCCCGGCGTGTAGTCGTTCAGTCGCCACTCGTGCCAGTCGGCGAAGTAGTACGGGTACGGACTGGTGTCACCCTCGGGCCGGTACGAGAAGTCGTGCAGGGCGCGGTGCGCCTCCGACTCGTACTCGATGTTGTAGTCGGCCATGTCGCTCAAGAAGTGGCCCTCAACGGCCTCACGGAGACGCTGGTTGGCGTTCATCCACTCCGGCCTGACCTGCCGGGCCAGCTCGCGGCGGATGCCGGGCGTGGAGGCCACTTCCTTCAGCGTGTAGCCGAACCGCTGGGCCTGCTTCGCGACTCGGTCGTCGAGGTCGTCGCGCATCCACTGGGCGAGCGTGGACGCGATCTCACCCTTGAACAGCTCCGGGTCGAATCCCTCGATCTCGTCGCGTCCGGCGCGGACCTTCTCCGCCCAGTAGCCGGGGTTGATCTCGCCCTTGAGGGCGGTGTTCCGGAACAGGTCGAACATGTCCGGGGTGGCGTCGATGTCGAAGTGGAACGTCCAGCCCGTCTTGACGACCAGGTTGTACGGCCACGTGATCAGCTCGAAAGCTCCGAAGCTGCCGTGCGCCGGGTTCATGAACTTCAGGTGCCGATAGAGGCCGTCCTCATGCTTGACGGTCATCTCGTGGGCGGCCGTGTCCCGGGCGAACCGGGCAGCGATCTCGGGGTAGGCGGTCACAGTGCACCTCCAGCCATGTCGGCGGGGTGGTATTCGATGCGGCCGTCGCCGTACACCGTCACCGCGGCGACAGCGCCCTCCATCGACGCCCCCGGGCCGTGAGACCCGAACTGCGCGACCTTCAACAAGCCGCCGAACGACGGCGAAATGTGCAGGTACTCGGTGTCCGAGTCGATCCGCTCAACCAGCGGAGACTCACCAGGGACCGGGGCGGTCACGACTCGTCCTCCCCGCAGATGCAGTCCGGCGAGGACGGGAAGCGGCACGGCCGTGGATGCGGGCGGGTCGCCTCTTCCAGCACGATCTGCGCGTCCAGTTCGTCGTCCGTCAGACCCTTGGCGAGCCGGTAGCTCTCCCGGAAGTAGTCGGCGCGCTTGTACCAGTGGTCGCTGTCGTCGGCGAGAGCGTGGATCTCGCTGACCAGCTGCTCGATGTCGGCGAGCGAAGCCTTGCCGCGCTGACGGCACTTCGCCATCAGCCGGTCGGCGCGCTCGCGGATCTTCGCGACGCCGTCCAGCGGCAGAGGCGTCTGGGATGATTGAGGCACGTGAAGCCCCTTTCGTTTCGAGGTTGCGGGGTGGATCGGTGCGGCCCGAGGGCCGCGGCGCCCCTGCTGCCGGTGTGTCAGAGCCCGGCGTGGGGGCGTTTTGCCGACTCAAGCGGCGGCGCGGGCCGGCTTGCTGAAGGGCTTGACCGTGCGGCTCTCGACGAGGGCGACGATCTGTGCGCCGGTGAGGTAGTTGTCGCGGCCGTTGAAGACGTAGTCGATCTCGCGGCGGGCGATCATGTCGGTGAGGGTGCGGCCGGAGTACGGCGTCCACTGAGCGGCCTCGTGGGGCGTGTAGTGGAAGAGCAGGCCCTCGGCGGTCTGGGGTGCCGGGAGGTTCTCGCGGATCTTGGGGGCGGGGCGCTTTCGGGGCTTCGTGGCCTGGGGGGCGGTCACGGGGTCTCCTTGTGGGTGATGTCGTCGGGGGTGACACCCAGCGCTTCCGCGACCCGGAGGATGTTCTCGTCACTCAGGCCGGCCTTGCCGTTCTGGACCTTCGACAGGTGACCCTTGTCGATTCCGGTGCGCTCAGAGAGCATTGCAAGGCTCATATTGAGAGCCTCCCGTCTGTAGCGGATAGCGCTGGAGTGCGGTCTCACGCCTCAAAACCTAGCCCGCTAAAGCACGCCACGCAAGCGCTACGGCAACGGTAATGCACTTTTTTATAGCCTCGCAGGCCCGGCGCATCCACTACCTACCAGTAAGCGCGATGCGCCCCATGCAACCCAAACGCTCTGTTTGCGTGCTACTTCGCAGGTCATAAGGCCGGAACCTGGCTAGGTGGTTGCATGGAGGTAGTGCATGATGGGGAGACATGGAGCCAGAGCGAGACTGGGAACGGCTGGGCCACGCCTTCGCCGAAGCACGCAAGACCATCAGCCTCACGCAGGTCGAGGTTGCTGAGCGCCTGTCCGTTACCCGCACGCCGGTCCAGGCCATCGAGCGAGGCAAGCAGCCCAACGGCGCCCCTTTCAGCAAGATCACCGCGACTATGCGGGCCTACGCCCGCCTCCTCGGCTGGACCGAGGACTCCCCCGCCCGCATCCTCCGCGGGGAGGAGCCTGAACCGGCCACGCAACCTGTTACACAGCAAAGCGGCGACGCAGGCTCTGGCCTCCCGCCGGCCGTTGACCGCGAACTCCGCTCCGGGAAAACCCTCGACCATGCAGTGGTCAATCTCGGCGGCGAGGACGACGACGACACTCGCCTGATCGTGCTCCTCAAGGGCTCGGAGGACTTGAGCGAGGAGCAGCTGGACGAGCTCTGGCTCAAGTGGCGGCGTATGCGGCGTCAGTTGCACGCAATCCCCGGCGAAACAGACACCCCACAAGGAACCTGACGCCGTTTCGGTCCCAGACGGTCGACGGTGACTCAAAAGTGTGCTTCGATCGACGGACCGTCACCGAGGGGGGCACCGCTCGGACCGGGAGAGCACATGTGGGTGATGCACGTTGAGCGCGTCCAGGGTGACTATCGAGAGCCCGAAATCATAGATCTCGAAGACGGCAGCGGATGCCTGTTCAGGATCCACGAGAGTGACATCAGTCCGGACGGCACCAAGATGCTCGCCGACCTCCTCACCGAGCAGGCCCAGCGCTGGGCGCCCCGCCCGCCCGACTCGCCTCTCGGCCCCGTCATCCCCGTCACATGGACCTGCGTGCCCGGCCTTCCGGACCCTTTCGTCATAGGGGTCGACGACGGACCCGACGCGATCACCTACACCGTCGACTCCTCGATACTCAGCCAGCGTGCCGGCGACTTTCTCGGCCGTCTCGACACTGAACGATCTCCGCACTGGCAGCGTGTACCCAAGGGCTACCACGACGACGGCGCAGAAGACGCCGAGTAGCCGAGCACGCGAGGGGGCACCGTGGCCTACGCCGAGAAGGTCTACAAGGTCAAGAACGGCAAGCAGACCAAGCAATTCACCTGGCGGTGCAAGTACAAGGCACCGCCAGGGCACAAGCCGGAGTGGCTGACCGAGCCCGGCTTCCCGACGAGGAAGGTGGCAGAGGAATGGGGCCGAGAGCAGGAGGCCGCCATCCGGGCGGGCACATGGATTGATCCCAAGAAGCTGAGCACTCCGTTCGGTGCGTGGGTGGAGATCTGGAAGACGGCGAACAAGAAACGCCCCCGGACGCAGAGCGGACGGGCGTACCTGCTCGACAAGCTGCTCCTCCCCGAGTGGGAGCACGCGCCGCTCATGGAAGTGAACAACGTGTTCACGGTGAAAGCCTGGGCGACGCGCATGGCCAAGCCGCAGGGCAAGCACGACCCGGACACGGTGGCGCAGGCCCGCAGCCTCCTTTCGTCAATCCTGTCCGGCGCGGAGGACGCCGGCTACATCCCGGCGAACAAGCTGTACGGGCGCCGCATCCTCGTCGGAGCCGACCACCACAAAGAGGAAGAGGAGGTATGGGCGCAGCCCGACGAGGCCTATCGGATGTATGAGCGCATGGCTGGCGTACATGGCCTGATGATGCTGACCGACTGCTACATGGGCTTCCGCTGGGGGGAACTGGCTGGCCTGCACCGCGACAACTGCCTCCTCAGGCGCGAGGACAGGATCGACGGTAAGCCGTTCGTGCGGCACGTGATCCGCATCGATCCGAAGGTCGGCTCGCTGCATGAGGATCCCGTGGAGCTCGACGAGGAGACCCTGGCCGCGTGGGAGGCCACTGAGGATGCGCGGCTGAGGAAGTGCGTCGAGAAGGGCTGGAAGGCGAACCGGAGGAAGGCTCCGAAGAACAAGCTGCACGTCTACCTGGGCCCGCCGAAGAACAAGTACAGCGCCCGGGAAGTCGATGTGCCGGAGTTCCTGGTGCGGCGGATTGCTGATCACATCGAGACGTGGCCGCACGAGTACCCGTTCTCGACACCGAAGGGGACGTTCTGGCTGCGGGGCAATTTCACGTCGCGGCACCTGCGGCCCGCGGCGGACGGCCGCGAGGCGATCCCCCGCAAGCGCGGCTACGCCGGCCGGGAGGGATGGGAGCCGGTGCTGCCCGGGTTCACGATGCGGGGGGCGCGGCATACGCACGACACGTGGATGAAGGACGACGGTGTGGACCGGGCGCTCAGGTTCTTGACGATGGGGTGGGTCCCGAAGGACATTGAGGGGACCTACGAGCATGTGACGCCGGAGATGCGCAGGCATCGTCTGCAGCGTCTTGAGGCCCGGTGGGAGCGCGGGAAGAGCGTGACGGCAGAGCGGTCGGGGAAAGACCTCGGGGAAAGTTGA